GTCAGCGTGATCTGGAAGCTCGCGGACCCTTCCCTCCCCTGCCGGATGGCGGGCGGCAGGGCGCCCACCGAGTTGCCTGGAACCAGCTGCCAGGCCGTCACGTCGAACCGATCGTCCTGCCGGAACACCTGGTCGAGCAAGACCAGCTGCATCCCGAAGAACTCGTTGCCGTTGGCGAGCGGCGCATCGCTCACGAACGTATCGCGGATCTTCTCGTCGTCGTAGCCGGTGACCACGCTGACGATGTCCACGTGCTTCGCCTGGCCAAGGCAATACCACTCGTTCGCCCATCCGGCATCGTCCTGCTCGTCCTCGACGAGTGAGACGCGCGGGTCGTCGATGTCGATCAGAAGGCCGACGCCGTAGCCAAGTCCGGGGCTGCCGGGCGCTGGGATGTCGTCTTCTGCGACGTCCTTGGTCTCGAAGAAGTGCAGCCGGAACTCGTTCGCCTGCGCGTAGGGGTAGCCGCTCACCGAGACTCCGGACGCGTACTGTCCCAGCTGCGTCAGGCGGCGCAGCCCGGAGAGGATAGAGTCCTGCTGGAACTGGAACCTACGCACCTGCAACGAGTGCATGGTGCTGGCCGCGTCGGTGGTCTTGGTCAGCGTCCCGGTCGGCCAGTCCGCAGGCACCAGCAGGGTGTCGAGAAGGTCGTCGACCACCTGGTCCTTCTCGTCCACCGTCTCCACGATCCGCTCGCCGAGCTTCGCGGTGAAACCGATGGCAGTGATCTGGACGGTGTCGGCGCCGCGGTTGATCCGAATGCGGCGCATCTCTCCGGACCAATAGATCATGTGGTCCGCCTGGGTCGGCACCTCGCCGAGCGGAGCGTTGTGCGGTGCCATGATGTCGACGCGGTAGCGCTTGCCCACGTGCGTGTCCATGTCCGCGACGAGGTCCATGCGCGCGCCGGGGTCGACCTGCATCTGACTGGCGAACGTGATCTCCGCGGACTCCTCGATTCGGTGCGATCGGAACTTGCATCGCAGCTCCCGGATGCTCTCTAGCGGGATGGTGTACGCGGTCACGTAGGCGTTCGTCGGCGTGTCGTATCGGCTGATCCGGACCTCCGCCGGGTAGTTGTCCTCACCGATGGTGCGTGGCTTCGGCATCGGCGTCCACGCGCCTCGGCTGGCGAGCACCTGCCCCTGCCCGATGGGTACTGCGCCGGGCGCCCGGCTGTTGAGGTTGACCTCGTCGACCCGGAGCTTGTAGTCGTCGGTCGTCTCGTTGGTGCCGATGAATCCAATAACCGGCAGGTTATAGACGAATCCGATGGTGTCGAATCGGTTCGTGGACCCGGTCGGAATGTAGAGGCGCTGGATGAGGTCTGGCTCTCTGCCGCGAACCATCCAGACGTCCATGAATGCCTCGGTCCAGTACTTGTTCGCGCCCAGCGGCGATGTCGCGCCTCGGGTGATGCGGAAGTCAAACCACAGCCATTCGCCCACCCACGGGCTGAGGTCGAGCCACGGGCTCACGTCGCCTTCGTCGGAGATGAGCCGGACGATCGGGTCTCCGCCCGTGCTGCCCTGGCACTGCATCGAGACGGCGGGCGTGGTCATCTGCACGAGACTGTCCGTCAGGCTGCCGAAGTAGACTGGCCCTCGACGGTCGGCGGACGTGTCGATGGTCTCGATGCGGATGGCCATCGACATGGCGATTGCGCCCTCGGCTCCGGATCCAAGGACGATGCCATAGCCCCAGTTTTTGTTGGTGTTGACCTGGACCGAGTACGCGGTGTCGATCAGTCCGTGGCCACCTCGGTACGGGATGTCGTGCGGCAGCTGCTCCCACGTCCCGCCGTTCTCGGCGTGGATGCCGATCGATAGGAATCGACTCCAGCTGTTGTCCGCGTCCCAGTCCGCGTGGAATCGTCCGTTGGCCATGTCAGCTCCAGAACCTGTCGTAGAACTCGATCTGGAATGACTGGAACCTGTCGCAGTCGGTGAAGTCGAGCGTATTGGCTGCGCCGCCAACAATCCACGGGAAGGCCCCGGATACCGCCTCGTGGACAGGCTCCCCCGCCTCGAGAACCTGGTGCCGGTCGCCGTCGATGTAGAGGCCGAGACCGGTCAGGTCCTGCGTGACGACATGTTCGAAGATCCAGCCGACGGTGGTGCTCTCGATCCGAACCAGCTCGTCCTTTTGCCATCCGGACCCCAGATCGATGCGGATCGGAATCCGAGGCACGTTGCCGTTGAAGTCGGCGCCGTGCGTCAGGCTCAGCTCGAAGTCTGGGCTGGTCGGCGTCCCGCTCTTGGTCACGAGGCTGGCGCTGCGGCGGAACGGATCCGGGCAGAAGAACTGCATCAGGACCGACGCCATCTCTGGACCGATCGGCGTGAACGTGGGGCTGGCCTCCAGCTGCGCCCAGAAGTGCCCATCGCCGTAGAGGTCCAGGCGTCCGAAACGGTCGCGGTCCACGCCACCCAGGTGCTCTAGGATGAGGCTCCACTTGTCGCGCAGGTCGGATTGGCTGGTGCCAACGAGCGTGCCGCTCACTGTGATGCGTAGCCCTTCCAATCGGGCCTGTGTTGCGGCGCCGGCAAACGCTTGAACTCCACCGCCAGAAGACGATCGCAGGACCTTGGACATTTGCACGCGGGCCTCGGCGAGGTCGGCGTTGGTGGCCAGTGACCATCCGTCAAACTTGATGTCGAGGTCGGCCACTGGTTAGCTCCGAAATGCAAACTGGTTATGTAGCGCGTCCCCAAGTTGCCTGCTGAATTCCACCATCAAGGATTGGAACTGGCTGTGGTCGAGGGTGATGCGGTCGAGCTGCGGAGCAAACGTGATCTGCGCCGGACCGATGGACTCCGCCTGCCCCTGGCGCATACCGAGCACGCGGCGCATGAATTGAGCGCCCGTGTCGTCGAGTGGGATGACGGCTTCCGGGCGACCCGCCTCAGCAATCCTGGTGATGTTGGGACTGCTGAAGATGTTGCCGGATGCGCTGCGCGGAAGACCCTCTAGCGTTCTGTGGATGTCAAGAAGCTCATGCTCGATGCCGTCGATGCGCTCTGAGTTGGACACCGCGAGCTGTTCGATGCTTCCACTCAAACTTCCAGACCCCGACCGACCGCCACCACCGGCGCCCTGCTGCAGGGATCGCGCAGCAGAACTCAACTCGCTCGACGCAGCCCTCAGCGCCTCGCCGGCGTCCTCAAGTTGTCTGCCTCCGTCACCCACGACGTTTCCAGCGTCTTGCATCTCCACGGACGCGCGACTGATGTCCGAACGCATCTGGTCCGCTGCACGCGACGTGTCGTCGGAGAACGAACTCATTGCGTCGCGGATGGATCGAGCCGCGTCGCTGAGGTCGGATCCTGGGTTGGACGATCCACCGCTCGATGAGACGTTGATGTTCAAGTTGGCGCTGGAAAGGTTCCGCAGCTCACCGCCGAGGTTGCGCACCTCGTTTGCCGTCTCACGAGCGCTGTCCGCCGCATCGTCGAGCCCTGCGCCAACGCGGTTGCTTGCATCCTGCGCTGCCTGACCAAGGTCAGCCGCAGAAGTCTCTGCGTCCTCGAGGCCATCTTCGAGAGCCGAAACCCGGACGTTCTCGACCTGCTGGATCGCCTGCACCAGCGTGTCAATCTTCGATCGCGTGTCGTCGGAGACCGGACCAATGCGTGACAGGTCGTTCTCGAGATCGTTCGCAAACTTGAGCGCTAGATCGGCACCACCAGCTCCGAAGCTGCTGAGAAGATCTTGCACGTTGGTGGAGAGGTCGTGAACCACCCCGACCTGCTGTGAGAAATCCAGCCCTTGCCCGAGGTCGGCCAGCGAATTGCGCACGCTCTCAAACAGAGGGACCAGCTGCTCGATCTCTCCAACAAACGCGTCGGTGCCGACACCGGCAGGCTTGACCGCTGTGCCGAGAGCTACGTCGATTGCGTTCTGCGCCTTCTGCGCGGACGCTTCCGCGTCATCCCCCATCGCCCGAACGCCGTCGCCAGCGCTTTGCGCCGCCTGATCCACGCCGTCCAGGCTGGACTTGAGCTTGTCCGATTCCGCCGCCGCCTTGCCGATGATGTCGACTCCCTGGCTCAATGGCGTGAAATCGACTCGCCCGCCAAACAACTCCTGCTGGAACGCCTTCTGGGAATCGGCGATCGCCTGCTGCGCCTGCGCCTCAGCCGCTGCGGCTGTCTCGGACACAATGTTTCCGCGCAGATTTGAAAGGATCTTCTGGAACTGATCCGGAATGGTAGACGCCGCAAGAGTCTCTTCCAATTCGGCAAGCTGTTCCTTGAACCCCGCCCCGATCGCCGTGCCGGACTCGAACGCTCGCAGCTTCTCCTCTAGCGCCTGTAGGTTGCCGATGACTTCCTCGGCATTGAAATCAAAGGCATCCTCGAAGTTCAGCACATCGCCCGCATCTGCAACCGCCTGTATGCGCGCGATGAGGCTCGCCACCTGGTCTGCGCTCACATCCGAGAAGCTGCCGATGTTGAAGATGGTTCGACCGATCTCAAACAGGTCGTCGTTCACGTCGGACCCGTTACGGATGAACGCCTGCCCCAGGTCGCCGATGCTCTGGCCGGTGCTGAGTTCGGCGTTCTTGGTGTCCTTCGTCACCGACTGGCTGATCGAGTCGACGCCGGGGAGGTTGCCGATCAGATCGGCCAATCGCACGACTGCGCCTGCCGCGATGTCGATCGCGGTCACCACCCCCTCGAAGAACACCAGCGCGGCCTGCCCTGAGAACCGAAACGCGGCGCCGAAGATCGTCGAGATCTCCAGTCCGTTCTGACTGACGAGCGCAATCACCTCGTTGACGGCGGTCTTGGCTGCCGCCACGAACCCCTGGAAGTCCGGGGTCTCCGCGATGCGTTGACCCAGCGCCTCGCGGAGGTCGCCTACGAGGTTGAAGAGCTGGGTCACAGGCCCGAACCCTACCTTAGCCACCGCCTGCGCCGTGCCGGCGAACTTGCTGTTGACGATGTCGATCGCCTCAGCGAGACGCCCGGCCTGATCGGTCGCCTGGAGCTGAACGCTCACTCCTTCGGCCAGTTCTAGCGTGCCAGACTGCGCCGCCTTGATGAACTTCGCGAACGCCGACTCCAACGAGATCCCAAACCCGGCGGAAAGGTCGAGAGCGGATTTGGTGACATCTTTGAGCTGGTCGTTGAACCCTGTGAACGCGCCGAGTCGGGCGATGAGTGGGAGCAGCTCCTCGTCACCGACTGTGGTGACTTCCTGCATACTGCCCGCAAATCCCTGAAACTCAGCACTCAACTCAGCGGTGAACGCGCCGGACGCCTTCATGGCCGATTCGAGCTGCGTGATGCCTCTGGCTTGAACGTCGTAGCTGCGTACCAGATCGAAGCTCACATCGATGAGCGACTCAAACGCGTTGAACGGCAATGTCACAGCGGCACGCAGTCCGCTGAAACCTTTGCCTAGCAGGTCCAGCCCCTGGTTGACCGTGACGATGGACGCCCCGATGGACGAGCTGAACGAACCGAACGCGGACGAACCTTCCTCGCTGGCGGACTTCGACCGAGACCCAATGTCGGCGATGTTCTTGCCAACCTGGGATAGCTGGGACGATGCTTGGTCGATCGCCTCGATCTGGAACTGGAGGCTGTCACCCACAATCTAATCCTCGAAAGGGATCACCATCCGGATACCGCTGTCGACCTTCTTGGATCTCGCCTCCTGCGCTCTGCGCTTCAATGCTTCATTGCGTGACTTGCTGCGCTCGCTCCATGCATCCACGTACACCTCGACCTTGTCGATGGTCCATCGTGACCAGACGTCGTACTCGATGCCGAATCGACGCAGCATCTCGAACGCGCGAACGCGAACCTCATCATCGAACGATGCGGTGACCGATCGTGCCGACCCCGACTTGATCGATTGGACAGCCTCAAGGTAGGAGCGCTCCGCATCGCTGCGTCCATTCACTCGGAATGATCGGGGGACTGGACCAGCTGGACGCGTGGACCCCCGGCCAAGAAAAAAAGCGCCAGCACCTCGATCCAGAGTTGGATGCAGCTGGCATACCCAGCACCGCGGACATCATCCTCCGTCAACTCTCCGCGCGTTGCCATAGAGACAACCCAAGGTTGGTGTTGGAGCGGGATGCTGCGGGCCGCATTGAAACTCGGGTGCATCGGGCTGATGCCCGCCCGATCTTCCACGTCGAGCACGTTCCCATAGGTCGCGCGATACACGTGTACCGTCTTCTCGGTTCCGTCTTCCTGCGGCCACCGGAACGACGCCAGAGGCTTCTCAGCTAGACGCCGATGGGCGCTGTCCGGCAACAGCGTCACCTGTTGGAATTGAAGCGTTGCCACAGAATCAGACGCCTTCCCGACGCCAGACTTTCTCATCCCATCAAGGATTGCGCGGACTTCCCGATTCGTGTCTGGAGCGTCCTCAGCGGGACGCTCAATGGATTCTGGTGTTGTGTGAGATGACATGGTCCGTCCGTTCATTTCAAAGTGCGGCCGCGCCGGAGTTTCCCGATCCCTCAACCGGCATGCGTCCGGCGCGGCCATGGAAATCAGTTGTCTGCGAACGTGGCTCCCGTCTGGGAGTGGATCCGAAGCTCGTAGGGCTCGGTCGTGGCACTCGACGCGTAGGCGCGGAACGGCACGTTGACCAGCACGCGGCCTTCGGACCGGATGAAGTTGGGGTACCGGGTGATCAGGCACGTGGGCATCTGGATGTTGAACAGGTAGGGGCTCGACGTCGACGGGATGTCCGTCGAGCTCGTGAACGCGAACGTGAGATCGCGCAGCGTCCGCTGCCTGTAGTCGACCACCATCGCGATGGCCGGCGAACCCGCTCGCAATGCGCCTTCCCATTCGGTGGTGAACGTGCCCTCCACGAGGTACCGACCCGGAGGCGGTTCCGCGATGAACCGCGTGCTGGTCCGGCGCCGGTTGCGGTCGTGGTTCCGCCGCACGCGCACCGAGAAGTCCTGCAAGAACACCTCGACACCACCCCACGTCATCACACACTCGGTGCCGTTGACGATGGGAGAAGTGGGGAAGCTCGGCGCCTGGGTGGATACCGACTGGGCCGAGGTCTTGCACAAGAAGTTGGGGATGAAGCTCAGGTGCGCGAACGGTCCACCGAGACGCAGTTCGAACTCGTCGATGATGGTCCCGGGGAACGAGTAGATCGTGTTGCTCACGTTTCCGCTGGAACCCACCACGCCGCGCGCGATGTGCAGCGACAGGCTGGGGCTGCCGGTGGCAACCTTGTACCGGCCGCGGTGGGCGAGGTCGAAGTCGCGCACGAACGTACCCGAGCTGCTGCCGGCGCCTGCGTTGTTGATCTCGCCGCACGCGTGGAGCAGCGGGTTCTCGAATCCCTGGTACGTCAGAGGGAAGTCGATCGTGCCACCCACCGTCACCGGGCCGTTGAACAACTGGCCCGACAACCGATGCGCCTGGGTGATGGTCGGTGGCTCTGCGGCGGCGAAGTCGTCGTCGATGTTCTCGTTGATGAACAGCGAGAACTCCGAGCTACCGCTCAGGTTGACCTGCGTGCCCCATGTCGTCTCCTTGTTCCACGCCGCGAAGGCGTCGGCGGCCAGGGCGACCTTTGCTGCTACGGGTGCTACCATGTCTCGTCTCCTGTCTGGGTCAGCTCGCCCGGAGCGACCTCCACCTTTGCCTCCAACGGATCGCGGCCGCCATGTACGGTTGCGCCGCAGCCGTCAGTTCGACGTTCTCGGGTGGCTCCCACTCGATCGCGTCGAGGAAGGCGCCGGACAACGTGGCCTGCTCATCGCGGAGCAGGTCGTTTGCGATTGCGGACAACAGCGTGTCCGCCGCGATCGCCAGGACGATGGCCTTGACGTCGCGCGTGATGCGTTGATGTGGGTCCTCGTCGCTGACTGGAACCACGTAGAGGATGCGGAACACATCGTCCGTCTCGGTCAGCCGCTGGTTCGTTCCCAGCGTTGCCGGCCGTGATTCCTGCGGCAGGACCAAGAGGGCCGGAGTGATCTCTGCCCACCGATCGTTCGGGGTCGACCAGAACCGCGCCACCCCGCCGAACTGGTACAGCCGGAGGTCCAGCTGCGAGCAGCTGCGATGGATGAGGCGGGCGAGTTCGCGGCCGATCTCCTCGGTCACCACGTTGAAGGCTGCGGGTCTGGCTCGCGGCATCAGGACGCCCCCCCGCCGAGAGCCCGCTGCACCGCGGCCTCCATGTACCGGCGCGCGCCGAGCTGCAAGAACAGCGTGGTGCGCGTCCAGAACGGGTTGGCCTTGGTACCCTTCTTGGCGATCGAGAACCGGACCGCGTGCTTGGCGTCGTCGTCGAGCCCGCGCCGCTTCGCCCACTCGTCGAGAGCGTTGACGGGGATCCAGTGGGGCCGCGTGCCGAAGTTCACGTAGGGCGCATAGGTTGCCCCGGCAATCAGCGTCATCTTCAGACCGGACTGCACGAAGTCGATCGAGTTGCGCAGGAACCCGAACGCGGAGGGCGCGAACTTGCGAGCCGTGCTGCGGCCCACGACGCCAATCTCCGTGAGAGCCAGCTCCAACTCGCTCTGCAGCTTGCCGCTGCGGTCGGCGATCGCCCGGGACAGCTGTTCGCTGTTCACTCGGATACGGAAGAGGGCAACCATCACAGCGCCTCCTTCAGCTCGCAGACCAAGAGTGCTGGATCGGTCTTGCTCGGCCAGTACTGCACGGTTTCCACGATCCACTCGACGCCGCCAGGCTCGCGGAGCTTCCAGTTGGTCCGGATGTCGTTGCCGGCCTTCAGCACGGCGACAGGGGAGGACTGGGTCTGCTTGCCGAGCATGGTCAGGATGCGCTGCGGCACGGCCGTGAAGACCATGCCAGGCACCGCGTAGGCGACCACGTACTCCGGGTCGACCTGCATCTTGCCGCCCACGGCACGCTGGCCGCGAGCGACCACGTCGAGGTCCATGGACAGCAGGAAGTCGGGGGCGGGGACCGGGATCATCACCAGAGCCCCTGGCTGTGGCCGTTCAGGATGGCGCGGGCCTTGGGGCTGATGTCGTCGTTGCGCAGCGTCGACGAGAACCCAGCCAGGCTCCCGGACTGCACCGATGGGTCGCGGCCTCGCCGGGCCCACCAGTCCTTGCACTCCTCCATGAGGGCCATGACCACGTCGAGCGCGGTGTCGTGGGTGTATCCAGCGGTGTAGTTGGCCTTGATGACCGATGACCCGACGGGGAACACGCTGCTGAGCAGTTCGACGAGTCCCTCGTCCTCGTTGAGCCGGTACTGCGCCGTGCCCTGCGCTCCCGTCTCGTCCCACCGGGTGAGAAGGCTGGCACTCGTGAACGCTCGGGTTGCGTCGACGCGCAGTTCGAACACGACGCCGCTACTCACGATGTCCACGGGGAAGTGCGGCAGCGCCAGGAACTCGGTGCCGTCGCCATCGAACAGGCGGTTGGTGTAGGTTGCGCGCCCGATGGTCCGGCCGCAGTAGGCGTTCGATCGCTGGGTGACTGCGTTGATGATGAGCACGAGGAACCCATCCAACTCGACGCGATTGCCAGGCGCCAGACCCAACGAGGTCCGCAGCTCTTCCAGCGTCACCAGCGCATCGGATTGAATGGTCAGCATCAGGGATTCCAAGAGGCCCCCGGGACGCGCCCGGGGGCTGAACAACGGTAGGACGGACGGCCGTGGGGACGCGGATCCCGGCGGGCCTTTTCGATCAGGTGATCGACGCAGCGGCAGCGGTCACGTTGTGCACGACCACGACGTTGCGGTTGAAGGTGGACTCCGCCTGGCGGCGGATGAAGTCGTTGCGCATGGACGCGAGCAGCACGACGCTGTCCTGCCAGAGGTCCTTGACCTGGTCGATCATCATCACGCGGCGATCGCCGACCATGAAGCTCGGGCGATGCGCGATGACGGCAATCGTGGTGTTCTGGACGGAGGCGGACGAGGAGTTGTCGTACTGGCCGTTGGCCGCCAGGTCACGACGGATGTGACCGGAGACCTGGACCCGCGTTCCCATGCAGACGCCGACCTGACCCGTGAGCAGCGTGGACGCGTCCCGCATCTTGTCGCGGCCCAGGTACTGGGTGTCGCGGCTGAGAGCAACGTGGCCGACGGAGCTGAGGTAGGTGGAGATCTGGTCCGGGAACGAGGAGAACTTGCCCATGTTGGACATGGCCTGACTGATGTGCTTGGACGACAGGATGGCGCCCGCGGAGATCTTGCCCTCCGTCGCATGCGCCAGCGCCCGCAGACCCTGCCAGATCTTGCGGTGGTCCGTGGCGGCCGTCACGTCATCGTCGAGATGGGTGGACGCCGTGTTGCCGTTGAGGATGGAGCTGTCGAGCGTCTCGGCGCCGGCCTGCGCCACCTCGCCTCGGAGGAACGGCAGCATGGCGAGCACGCTGTCCTCGGTCGACTCGGTGGAGATGACTGCGGTGCCCGCGAGCTTCTTCGCGGTCAGCGTGAGCTTGCCCGTGGCGAGCGTCATGCTCGGGATCTGGTTCCCGGACGTGGCGGGCGCGGACGAGCTGGACTCCGGCACGAAGAAGAAGAACGGGCTCACGCCCTGCAGCGGCAGCTCCTCCACCTTGCCGCTCATGTTGTAGTGCGGCATATCCGCAGCAACCACGAGGGCCTGGCGGAAGAGAGGAATCAACTGGCCGGACAAGAGCGTCGGCACGAACTCGGCGCCCGCACCGGCGGCCACGGTGGTGAGGATGTTCTTCATCACCAGCTTGTCGAAGAGCTGCTTGTAGATCGGCCAGCGCGGCGAGTCGACCCGGGGGTCGTAGGGGTCGTCCGAACCGATCGAGCTGAAGAACTTGAATGCGAACGCGTCGTGGAGATCCTGGAAGAACTTCAGCTCGGCCCGCGCCTCCGCGTTGAGAAACGAGGGGCTGAGGCTGGCCATGCTCTCGTCCGACTTGATGTCGGCCGTGACCGCCTGCGCGTAAGCCTTCTGCACGTCGCGCCGGGTCAGGCTGCGCGGGTCTCGCGTTCCATCGCTGCGCTGCGCCTTGGCGTCCGAGCTGTCCAAGAACTTCGATGCGAAGCTCTGGATGGGCTGGCCGACCTGCACCGGAGGCATCGCCCGAGCGCGCGTGCGCTCGTCGGCGTCGAACTGCCGGTACAGGGGCTGGAGATTGTCGATACGGTCGAGGGTCTCCGGCGTCCGGAGACCTCCGTCCATGGTCTTGTGCAGGGCGTTGACGGCGCGCATGAGCTTGTCGTACGCGACGGTGTCGCCCGGCTTCTTGGGGGTTGCCGGATTCGGCATGGGATCACTCCTTGTCGGGTGGATCCCCCGCCAGGAGTGCTCCGACCTCAGTCGCGACGAGCTCTTGGAGACGCGCTCGTGCTTCCGGACTCAGGGCTTCGATGCCGTAGCTGTCAACGAAGTTGACGAGCCCGACGGCCTCCTCGGACATGGGGATGGGAACCTTTTGCAGATCCGCGTCCCCCCCGGGGGAGCCCTGCGACTCTTGAATGCCGGCAACCACGCCGGCCCTGATGGCGTCGCGCAACACCTCCGCCGTGAGCGTGCCCGGATTCGCCTGGTCGCCGCCGGTGGGCGGGGAGGCATCCGGGTGCTCCGGGTCGGCGTTGCTGTCAGCCGGTACGTCGGGAGGGGTCTCCTTGGGAGTATCTCCCTGCCCGTCTGCGTTCTGCTTCCGCGTCATCGTATCGTCCTTTCGAGTGAGCACCAAGGTCACGCCGTCGGCCACCGCGATCTGATCGCCTGCCAGCCGGCCCTCGGGGATGGATCGGAGGGTGTGTGCCCCTGGGGTCATGGATCGCGCGGCAAACCCGCGATCACGAGCCCAGGCCAGCGCGCGCGACTCGTCGAACCGGCTCTTGGAGAAGATGAGTCCGGGCTGGTCCGCGCCGAGGACCTTGGCGTACTGCGTGGCGTCCACGCGGAGATCCGGAGCCTGCGCGCCGAACTCCTCGTAGTGGGCTGCGAGGTGGGTCCAGGACGCACGCCGCTCCGCCTCGTCGAGGGTCACGTCGCCTGCGAGAAGCTGGGCCATGGCCAGGCGGACGCCCTGCGGAATGGTGCGCAGCTCGTCGCCCACGAGGGTGTGGTGAGGCAGCTGCGGGTCGCCGTCCCGCTCGACCGTCCCGCAGAGGCGCAGGACGTGCCCGCCGAAGCGGCCGCGGATCGCCTTGGCGTCCCATGCCCAGGCAGCCGCCATGTCGCCCACGGGGAACCTGCGGTAGCCCACGAGCGCCGGGATCTTCGTCGCGCAGCACAGCTGGTTCGCGTCGCGCTCCAGCTCTTCAATGAACTTCGCCGCCCGATTGCGCTGCTTCCACGCCTTCGAGACGGTGAAGATCGCGTCCCGGTTGCTTGGGATCGAAACCACGGAGACTTCGATCAGCTCGGCCCGGGTGATGACCCGGGTCTCGTTCTTGTCCGGGTCGTTGAGGTTCTCGTACCGGAAGTCCTGGATGATGAAGCTCACCGAGAAGGTGCGCAGCACGCGCTCCGCGATAAGCTTCTGGATCTCCTCGTCGACGATGCGGCACTTGACCCACAGGCCGCCGTCCCGGATCTCGGCCTCGGTCACCGTGCCGATGGGGCGCCACATGTCGTGGTTGAAGAGCACGATGGGGTTCTTGGCGAGGTACGGGGCGAGGCTCTCGCGGAACGCACCCGGTTCGAGCACGTCCTCGTCCCGGTCCATCGACGTCGTCGACCCAAGCCCCTCGATGGTGTCGCCGGATGCCTTCTGGATCTGCAGACCGATCTGCTTGGTCTGGATGACCTCCTGCGCATCGGGGTCCTTCTCGTGTGGCATCCACTTGGCAGCCGCCACCTCGCCGCCCTTGTCGGCCACGACCAGGATGGCGGACTCGTAGATCGCCGGCCGGCCGTAGGACCCCATGCACCTGCCGACGCGCACCGCGTCCGCAGACTCGCATTCCACGGCCCGCTGCGCGGCCACCAGCGCGTCGTCGAGGGTCGACCCGTGCAGCACGTCCACCGACCGATCGTCGCCCCTGATGGCCACCAGCGCGTACTGCGCGCGAGGCGCCACAACCGCCCCGGATGGCCAGTCCGGGAACTCCTGGCATCCGTCCTTGCGGACAGAGAAGAAACCGCGCGTTGGGGTGAGGATGCGTGCCATTACGGCGCTCCTGGATTCGGTGGGCGGACGACGTGCTCGATGGTGGTGCAGCCGCAGTTGATCGTCTGGTCGGGAGGAGATCCTGGTTCGTGCGGGTGGAGGAGCCCGTTCGCAAACCGCTCGGCGAGCGGGATGGGAGATGACCCTGTGGACGCCTGCAGGGCCGCGTGGTCCTGCCTGCTGATCCCGGACCACAGCCAGCTCTTCAGGATCGTGGCGCCACGATCGGCAGCCTGCTGCAGTGACTCGTAGCTGCCTTTGCTAAGGGCGGTGTGCAGCTCGGTCCTAGCAATGCGCTCGGCGCGGGACTCCACGGTGCCCGCCGTCGACGCGCCCTCGCCCATGGCGTTCCAGAGGTCGACGATGCGCTTCTTCGTGTCGAACGGCCGCTCGCTGAGCGCGAAGCTCTCCTGCAGGATCGCGCGGAGTTTCTCCCGGGTCGTGGCCTGGATCTTCTCGACCCGCGACGCGAAGACGTTGTCCATGTAGCGCTGGATGCGCTCATTGCGTTCGTCGATCGCGAACTGGAGGTCCGGGTCGAGGATGCCCTCGAGCTTGGCCTCGCCGGCCGCCAGGATGGTGAGCAGGTGACCCGGAGCAGTCTTGCTGCGCCAGAGTGCGACCTCCTCGTCGGTCGGGAACAGCAGACTGAGGAGGACGTCGTCGATGCCCTTCTGATCGCGGGCCGCGCGCTTCGCCCGGTTCCACTCGGTGGCCGGACCACTCTTCTCGACCGTTGCCAGGCGGTCGATGATGCGGTCGAGCTGCTCCGCGAGGGCAGCCTTCGTGTCCGCCAGGCTGCGCGGCAACCATGTGCGCACCAGGGATCGGACGCTGGCGCGTCCGAGACGCTTGGCTGTCTCGCTGTGCGCAAACGTCGGACCGCGCAGTCCATGCATCATCGAGTGCGAAATGTGGTCCCTCGACGCGCTGAGCTGCAGGAAGTCCGTGATGCTCGGCTCGCGGAACACGTCGCCACCGATGACCGACGGCAGCGCCAGGGCATTGCGAGCCTCGTTCGGAGTGATAATGCGCCCCTGCACAAGCAGGGGAAGCGAGGATGGCTCGGAAATTCTACGGCTGTTCTCGAATCCATCGATCGGCGGGAGTTTCTGGACCGCACGTAGTTCCTGCAGCGTGATCACGCCCGCCTGATAGTCGAGCCGAGCTCGGTCGATGCGCGGGCCGTCGTCGTCCTTGAGAGCGTCCACGTCCTCCCACGCGAACCGGAAGCCCCAACGATCCATCGGGTTCAGCCGCTCGCGCCGCTCCCCGACCTTGATCTCCAGAACGCTGCGCATCGTCGCGTTCAAACATCCGGTCAGGAACTCGCCCGCAGGCACCACCGCGTTCTCGAAGAACAGCTTCACCTGCGCGTCGGCGTTGGCGAGCACCGAAGCCTCAGCGAACAGGCCAGCAACCACCGGCGGGACTTTCCACATGCGGAGGATGCGGCGGCTGTTGTTCTCGGTCAGTTCGAGGAACTGCATGTCCTTCGGGCTGAACCCAGCCGGCGTGAGCTTGAGCCCGTGGCTCAGCACGACCACGTCGCCGTTCTTGTCCGGGCTGCCGAAGACGGTCTGGTAGTACCGTTTGATGCGGTTGCGCAAGCGCTCGGTGATCGGGCTGTCGGTCTCGATCTTTGCGGATGGCACGCCTCCCTTCCGCAGGCTCGCGTCGTTGTAGCGGAGCGCGTTCTTGTCCAGTTCGATCTCGCGGGCGACGACGCCCACCTTGCTGAGGCCCCAGAAGTCGTTCGACGGGTTGGGGGACCTGGTGAAGCATGCGTTGTCCGGGTGGATGTAGACCTCGCGGAACCGCCCGCTGTCGAGGCGATGGATGAACCACCGCGCAAACTCTCCGCCTGGCTCGATCTCGATCCGGGACGGACGCAGCGGCAGGAGGCTGGTCAGAGCGCCCAGCGGGTTCCGCATCTCGCCGTGGTCCCGGATGATCGCGATCAGGTCCGAACCAGCGAGCTCGAAGAACGTGGCCCAGAGCTGCACAAACGCGCTCTGACTCAGGTTCGGGTGGGGTCGGTCGATCAGTTCCTGCAGCAGGCTGTCCGGGTCGTCCTCGAACGCCGCGCCAACCTGTCGGCCGGCGACGATGCGGACGGATCCGAGCTTCTGTGCGATGGCCGAGACCGCGGTGTAGACCCACAGGCTGTTGCCGTACTGGTGCTGGTATGCCTCGAGACCTTGTGGCGCCTGCCCCTCGAACGTGATCCCGGCGTCCGAGTAGATGGAATCCTCGAGTTCGCCTTTGCGGACGACGCCGCGCGCCGCGCTACCCTTCGCGTCCACCTCGACGCCGAAGTAGTCCTCGATGCCGAAGATCCCAGGCTCGACGATCCGCTCGCGCTCCGCGACGGCCGGCACCCCGTTCTTGCTCGTCCATGGCCAGCGCATCAGGCGGTGTTCCTGTGCAGTCGGTAGGGGAAGTGGGTCTTGCCTGTGCCGTCCATGCAGGCGCGCACGGCGCCGTCCTTGGAGACGCGAACCTCCAACCACAGGACCTTGAGGGTCTCGCCGAGATCCCATGTCAGTGCGCTGAAGTCCGCGGCGGCCTGCGGCAACGTGGCCTCGCCGCTGTCCGCGTCCGAGAGGGAGAGGGTGCCTGTCTTGGCGGGTGACGCGTCACCCACGCGCACTGAGATGGCGTAGCTCAGCACCCATCCGCCGGCGGAGAAGTCCTCGGTCTTGCGGTCGACCGCGCGCTGGAACGTCAGCAGCCACGTCTCATCCCTGCCGAGCGTCGCGTCCACCAGGAACGGGACGCCTGGATCCGTCAGGAGATAGAGGCTCTGGGGCTGGGGACCTGGCATGGCACCGTCGTCGCAACGGGCACCCAGTCGAGGGCGCCCCCGTCGCAAACCCGGTACACCTGGTGGCCTAGCTCATGCGATGAGCCGATCAGGTCACGCCAGTGGTTCAGTGGGGTGTCCTGCCATCCTGCTGGCTGCCACCAGCCTGGCCGCACCTCCACAGCCTCGGATTTGCGCACGGTCCAGGAACCTGTTTTCACCAGCGGATCCCTGTCCGGACAACGGGCTGTCAATCCAACGGTGCCATCTTCGCGCGCCCGGCCTGATACGTCAATCCCGAGAAGATAGATCGGATTGCACCCCAGCATGACTGCGAGCTGCATGGCGATGAACCCGGAGAGGTTGCCCCAGCCGAGCTGGCGCGGGTGCCATCCGTGGCCGGGCGCGACCTGGTGGAGTTGCTCGCGCAGGCGACCGATGCGCTCGCCCTCGACCCAGACGACGGTGCAGTAGGTGCCGTGATCCTGGCTCCAGATCGCGTTCGCGCAGAACGGCGTGGCCAGGATCACGCCTCCGGACCGCTGTTCGGCGCGCTCCCAGACGGTCCGCGCGACCTTGCGGGTGGACGGGCAGCCCACGGGGTCCGGCACGATCAGCTGCAGGTGGTCCGGAGCGTCCTCGACGAACTGGCGGATGGGGCCGCGGCGGTCTCCGTGGTCCTTACCGTCGAATGCCACGGTCCAGTCCGGGTCGCGGATGCCCTCCATCCAGAACCCGTTGCACGCGATCAGGACGCCGTCGAACGCTGCGATGGCGTCCGCCATGCCATCACGGCTCGGCCCGTTGCCGAGCACCATCGCTGGGACGCCTCGAGACCGGCCGTCCAGGGTGGACCACGATGGCAGTCCCGAGACGCCGTACTGGTCGTGCAACTCCATCAGTCTCTCCGCCAGGTTCCGCGCCACCCTCGAATGATGGTCTGCACCAAGACCACCAGCAGAGCCACCAGCCCCACCCATCCGATGATCAGGACGAACCCGTTCATGGGATCTTGACGCCGTCGATGGTTGGCGGCCGGTCGTCAGGATGGTTCCGGAACAGCTTCACGGGGCGATTCATGTCGCGAGTCCCAACGACGAAGTCGTGGCGGACATGCCGGCAGTCCAAACAGATGCGGGAACGGTTTCCGATCGGGTGGATGTGTTCCATGACCATGGGGTGGCCGCACGACCCGCACAGGAACATCCACGTGGGGATCGCCGGATCTGTCGCCATCACATGCGGTTCCGGATCCGGACCGGCAGAGGCTCGAGCGTGGTCGCCGTGGTCCCGTCGGGGAAGGTGATCCGCCACTCCCAGAACAGATCCGCCTCCTTCATCGGCTCCGGCCCAATGTCCATGTCCGTGGCTGTGAATGCGTACTTTGCGGCAGCCACACCGCCGTCATCGTAGATGGTCGCGGTCTTCTCGCTGACCTGCGAGAGCTTGTTTCCCACGCGAACGTGGAACCGGATGACGACCCCGTAGCCGCTGCCGTCGATGGGGATCGCTGCACCGGTGCGGCGGTTGGTGGGGTGCAGCACCGCGATCGGGTGCGTGTCGCCCACCACGAGTTCGACCCTGCCGGACGCAGCCATGGACCTCTCCAGAAAAATCCCCCCAGAGGCTCGGGCTCGCCCAGAAGGAGGGGCGAACACACAGGCCCGGAGGCCACCGATCGGATGGGAAATGTCCAACCCCTGGGGGGCACCGAAGACCGCCCGATCCTATCGCAAATTCTGGGCAAACGACGAAAGTACGCTTCTCGATCCTCGCCCGCAGCCCCTGGACAAGCTTGGACAATTTTCCCAGGAAGCTTGTGCAGCAGCTTCCAGTTTTGGACAAGCTCGCCCCCCCCCAGTCAAACCAGAGGCCTCACGTCCAGCACTTCCCCGACGTCTCCGGCATCCGGGATCTCGACGGCGACTCCCGCCGCATGCGTCTGCCCACCGATCGCCGCGATGTCCAGCACGTCACCGATGCGCGCGGCATCCGCCACCTCACCCACCTGCGCCGCATCGATGACCTCGATCAGCCGGATGATTGCCTGGGCCACCGACGAGGTGTTGGAGGCGCGCAGGTCCATGGCGAGCTCGCCGCGGAGGGCCGCCAGCGCGGCCAGGGCGGCGCGGGCGTCCATGGCGACCGAGGACACCCCCGCTGCCGCAGCTACGCCACGCAGCGCACCCTGGGCGTCCCCAGCGACCGCCCCGAACCCGCGGGCCATGGCGATGCCGGCGGCGCGCGCCAGGCTGCCAGTCGCCATCTCCGCCGACCCTTGAGCAGCGCTCTTGCCGCGCAGTATCCCTTCCGCCAACAGACCCATCGACGCCAGGGCATGCATGCGGCCCTCTGCGCGCAGCTGGGCCACCGACGACATCAGGGCGGCCGAGGACCCCCGGGCCATCGACAGGCCGGCGACGCGGCCCTCCGGCGCGAGACCCAGCCTGGCAGCACCCTCAGGCACCGACACCGTCAGGCTGGGGATCTGCGACCAGGTCGTGATGTCCCCGCCGTTCTCCGCGCGGAACTCCAGCAGGTCGCCGCGCGCCACATCCGCGGCCTGGATGGTCACGCTGTACTCGGTCTCGTAGTGGTTATTCGTCATGACGCTCGATGGGCCGGACACCCCGTCGGCCGAGTCAAACCCCGCGGTCCCTCCGTGCGTGCCGCTGGTGCCGGTGGTCAGCTTGTGCTGCCCGCAGTTGCCGCCGTCCGTCCGGCTCGCCGCAGCCGACCGGACCACGCTTGATGCGCCGTTTACGCTCGTCCATGACCCGCCGTTTTTCCGCACCTTGAGTTGCGGATTTAGCGAGATCGTCCCCAGGTTGCCGGTGTACTCCTGGAGCGCGAGCCGAACGCGGAAGACAAATCCTGGCTGCCAGACGATGGACGTCTGCTCTGCGGCGAGCCAGTTGCCGGGCGTGTCGTTGGTGCCGCCGTCGGGGCGGAACCGCCACGACCGCTGGTCCAGTGAGGGGGGCAGTGCCATGCGGGGTCACGGTCTCCCGCTGAATGGGGGCGTGATGGGGCCCTGCGGATCTCCGCGCTCGAGCGCCTCGGATAGGTCGGGGATGTCGCTGGCCCTGCGGGCCAGGCCGATGGGGGCGGGGATCTCCGGGTCCGACCAGGCTGCCTCCATGATGGACTGCCAGACGCCGTGGTCGACGGTGGCCCCGTGCTTGACGTAGTCCGCCATGGGCAATCCGGAGGTTGGATGGATCAGGGTGCGGAGATACCGGCGCAGCTGGTCCATGGGCGGCCACGGGTCCGCCGGGATCCAAGACGGTCCCATGGCGCGGACGAGCATCGACTGCAGGTCGTTGGTGGCCCACGGGTACACGTTGCCTGGCGGGAGCACGTAGAAGTCGGTGCCGGATGCCAGCCAGCGGCCCCGCAGAGGGACGCGTTCGCGTTCGATGACCACGACCACCACCACCCCGTCCTGCGGAGCGGTGTGCCACGGTCCATCGAGGTCGTCGTAGGTGGAATCGTCGGCGTAGTGGATGCGGAACTCAGCGGGGGCGGGGGCGGCCATGGGTGTTCTCGTAGAACTCGAGGAAGACGATGCCATTTTCGCTGGGCCAGACCATCTTGTCCCCCCCGATCCTGCACAGCCCCGCCTGGTCGAGCCTCTGGTACAGGGCCATGGTCTCCTGGCAATTGCGCTCGCAGGACTCCGCCGGACATGCATGGCGGTGCATGATCGGGTAGTTACGCAACAAGTACCCCAGGGCGACCAAGACCGATGGCTGGCTATCCACGGGCGGCCCTCTTCTAGTCGGCGTACAGGGTCAGCGTTCCTGCCGCGAAGCTCGGCGCCACGAACTCGGAGACCGTGATCCAGTTGCGCTTGCCGATCCGGCCGAACGCGTCCGACCCCATGCTCACCGCGGCCCCGCCCGACGTGAGGCTGAGCTGCAGGGTGCTCGACGTGGAGTTGATAACGAAGTACGCCACATCCGGGTCGAGGTTGCTTGGCAGGCTCGGTCCGAGGACCACCACGCGGTCGTCGTCCGACCTGCCATGCCCGGGCGCGTGGATGACGTCCGAGCTGTCCAGACCGAAGAACGGCACCTGATCGGTGGCGAGCATGCCGAACACCCAGAGGTTGCCGGCGCCCTGGCTGTCGACGACTGCGAAGTGGGTTGCCGTGGCGCCGGTCGCGCCGCACTCCGCGAACGTCTTCACCGCTGTGGTCGTCTTGCCGCTGTCGCCGTTGGCCGCGGACCAGTCTGCCCCTGTGGTGGCCAGGTCGACATAGTTCGTATATGCCACACGGGTGATCGTGGACCCGGTGTCGGCCTTCACCGGGGCGGCGGCGCACAGCGCGATGTACATCGTGGCCGGCGGGTTGAGAGCTGGATCCGTGAAGATGTGGTCGAGGAATCCGTTTCGCAGATAGTTCGCGGCAACCATGGGGTGGGGTCTCCTAGTGAACGAGGTCGTCGTCCGTCACGTTATCCGATCCCATCGGGCCTGTCTCCGGCTTGGTCAGCGGGACAGGGAGCATGCACCGCGGGCACGTGATTGCGTCCGGGCTCCCCGCCAGGTCGAGGCGTCCGCCTCGGCTCGCAATACCCAGACCCGCGTCGTCGTCCTGCATGGCGTCGAGTGCGTCCGGTTGGACCGAGAACGCCCATCGGCAGTGGGGGCACTCCAGAGCTACGTGCATCCGTTCCTCCCGAGGACCTTGTCGAGAGCGTCGGCAGCCGATCGCAGGCGAACCGACAAGTTCTCGGCGAGTTCCATGCCGGAGAGGGCGTCCCGCATCTGGCGCAGGGCAACCAGCACCTCGGGCGGACCCGCACCCCACCTCGACGCACCCAGTTCTGCGGAGACGAGTTCGCGGGCGAGCAAAAAGATCTCGTGGAGGCACTTAGATCTGCGATGGTCGTCCGGATCGACCCTGGCCGGGGTCCTATCCGATTCCGATCGACCCAGAGCGCGCTTTGCAATCCGGATGAGGTCGCTGTACGACACCGGACGACCAGAGAACTCAGCGAACTTTCCCAGAGCATCTCTCGCCTGCATCGCATCGTCAGCAGAACGTCGGATCAGGGCGACCCAGAACGCACCGTTTGGGTCAGCCCTCATGTCCTGGCGAGCACGTCGTCGAGCCCTCAATCCGTCGCCGTGAGTTTCCAGCAGGCCGCAACCCTCGGGCAGCTCTTCCACGGGGATGACACCGCGCGGCGCGCAGAACCAGAACTCGTGGACCATCGCAGCAAACACGCCACGCTTGCCCGGGTCGTCTAGCTCCCTCAGGAAGTCGGAGTGCCGTACCTTGCACTCCACAGCGATGACCCGGTACTTCGATGGCCAGAGGTTGACCGCGCAGAAGTCAATTGTGCGGGTCATCCTGAGTCCCGTGCTGTCTGGTACATGCGACACGCCAGCCCATTCGGGCGCGCTGTATCGCGCGCGCAGGCGCTGGATGAGGTCCGCCTCGTTCATTCGTGCAGCCGATGCAGAGAGAACTCATCCTTCGGCCACCGCTCGTACTCGCGGCACTCGAAGTCGGGACGCGTCATCGGCGGCTGCGTGTTCACCGTGACGTTGATCTGCTGCCCCCCTTGCGGAATGGCCAGCCGGCTCGGCGGCTGCGGCGCAGCAAACGCGATCGCGTAGATCTGCGGCGGGAATCGTCGGCACTCGCCGAGTTGTGCGTCGTCCGCAGGGTGCCAATCACGGCAGCTCTTGCATGGCATGGTTGTGCTCCAGGTTACGGTTTGTTCCACACGAAGATCACGTCCCGATGGATGCGTTCCGCCACGGAGTAGCCCCACGATTCCATCAGTGCGTAGGTCGCGAGGTCCGGGTATCCGAACCGAGTTCCAAGTCCCTTCAGTTCGAGCATGACCACCGGGTGGTGCTTCTCGATGATCCTGCGTGCGCCCAGAAGCGCCTCGTGTTCGTGCCCCTCGATATCGAGCTGGATCAGGCCAACACCTTCATCCAGGTCGCCGGCGTACATGACGTCGTCCATGGTCACCACGAGCACGTCGCCGGTGCCGAAGATGGTTTGATGCGCGCCGATATTGCCTGGCTCGTACACCTCCACATCGCAGATGTCGTGGTCGCTCCCCAGCGCGAATGGTAACGCAATCAGACGCCTGCCCTCGATGCATCCACGCACACGGCGGACGACGTTGGCGCAGAGGGCCAGGTAGTTCTCCTGATCAGGTTCCCACGTGTAGACGTGGTCGAACAGCTCGGTCATGGCGATCGGCCAGATGCCAACATTCCCGCCCGCCTGCAGCGCGCAGTGGGTGTTGGTGACGTACTTCATCGCCACGTCCAGGTCGGACACCTCCGACAGGACGATGGAGAGTGCTTTTCGGTCCGAATCAGGAACCCACCAATCAGATCTGTTGACGATCGCCATACGGAATCACCCCCTGTTCCCAAGGCCGCGGGCGCCCGTGGAAGTAGACAATGGATGCCCCAGCCGGCGCGGGGCCGCTCTTGCAGTCGACCTTGAACGAGGCGAGCTTGCCGGGGGCCAGGTCTTGCAGCGCGGGAGGGGTCGGTGTCTCCGATGCCTCGATCCATTCCTGGTCGCCGCGGTGGCCGCCCGGTCCGTACAGCTTGAACCCGGAATACAGCCTCGTCATGTCTCCCGACCACGTCATGACGGACGACTGCCGTGCATCCGGGTTGGTGCGGCCTCGGTAGGCGTCCCGCAGCATTGTGAATTCATGCTCGCGGGCGAGTTGGAGCAGCCATGCGATGGGGCTCACAATGACCGTGTCGAGGTCCATGTAGACGCACGGGCCTGGCAACAGGAACATCTCGAACTTCGACCACCACCCAGGCCACCCCTCGGTGAGGGGTATGGACCGCGCGATCTCCCCTCCGAACGCGTGGTCCGCAGAAAATCTGCAGCCGTCGGTGAGCACCTTCACCGCCCACCCTGACTTCGGCGCGAACGCTCGGATGTTGCGCACGAGGTCCGAGACGTGCGTGAGCGTGTATTCACCGCCGACCTTGAGCACGAGGACAATGGTTACCATGACATCTCCGTTCCATGGATTGCACCGCGAGCACTTCGCCCACGGCTTGCACCCGCATTCGTCGAAGCAACGTCGGCACGCGAGCTGCTCGCTGCATCCATCGTCGCCGCATGGATCCGTCAATACGGGTCGGTCCGGAATCGGATCGCAGTCCTCGGGTGGGTAGGGGTCCATTCATTCGCTCTCGATTTGCACGCACCGCACCGAGCTACAGCGAGCCCGCAGCATCCTTCGGTGCGGCCACGTCCACTGGATGCTGCCGGCGTGACAGACCGGGCAGTGCATCGATCCAAACGCCATCCCGTTCGCATCCCATTGGTCCGCGATCGCACGGACCACAGGTTCGACGTGGTGCTCCGGGTGATGGAGTGCCAGTTCTGCGATCAGCTCGTCGATCGTGGGGAACTCACGCGCGCCACATGGGATGTCCCGCTGCGCCCAGATACACGGAAGCGCGCTGTCCTCGGCGCGCACGTCGTCGTATGCCACGCCCGCGTGGCACGTCGAATGGATCATCGGATGCCGGAAGGAGTTGCACCACCACCCGCGGCTCATCGTTGCTCTCGCGTCGCAGCCCGAACCCGCGCAGCGAACGATGCCGCGGCGTCCACCAGTTCGATGTCCATCGCGCGCCAGACCTTCTCTCGGGCGTTCAGGATCACCACCCCACCTGCGGTTCGAGGCGGATCGGACAGCGCTTGCCGGATCTCGGAGAGCGGCATGTCCGCGAATGCGAGTCCCGACTGGACGATCGCGCTGCGGACCTGCGCCACGAGTTTGGGGTGGAGAAGAGACGCACTCCTGGCCGGCGTCTCGTCTGGCTTGCTCATGTTGCCCCTCCAATGACCCCCGGCAGGGATGCATGGCGTTTCCCAGGCAACGAGAAGGGGGTCACCCAGGAAAAGCATCCCCGCCGGCGGTCGTCGACCATTGTGGCTATCTGGCGTCCGCGAATCGAGCCATATCTGCGCGTTTTTTCAGTGTCCCATTCGCCTCGGCGCCCACGTACCGACCAAACACAGCAGGGCGTCCGGGCCGTGGTCGTCCACCTTGGCCGGCTTGCCGTGGTCGTCGTATCGGTATCCGCGCAAGTAGTCCATCGCGCGATCGTGGTTCTGCACCTCTTGGCCGCCAAATCGTGCCGCGAAGATGATCGTGCCATGCTCGAGGCGCCGGCGGATCTCGCCGATGCCGTAGTCCTTCTCCCTTCCGAAGTTGACCGGCTCGACCATCGCGTCCCATTCGGTGTCCTCCTCGTCCACGACCTGGCCAAGGAATGTGCGGACGACACGACCGTTGGCGCCGCGCTGCCGCGTGAGGTCGTCGGACGACGCCTTAGCGAGCTCGGCGAGGTGCTTGCCGCCGCCGCCGCCCAGCAGCTCCTGCATCTCGTCGTTGTCGCTCGGGTTCGCGCCGTCCGGTCGGACGGTGCCGACGCGCTCGCGGAAGCATGTCTCTGCCACGACGCCGCGGATCACCGAGAACCGCTCACCCGACCAGAACTGCCATCGGTAGACCACGATCTTGTCGCGCCAGCGCAGCCCCCAAGCAACCGCCGTCTGGCTGGGCGCGCTGTAGCCCCAGTCCAGGCCGGCGGCCTTCTCGCACAGCAGGAACCGGCGCCAGTGCTGGTCGGGGTCGCGGCCGCGGTCCAGCCACACATCTTCACTGATGGCGCGTTCGATGAGATTGGCGTCGTAGACCTTGCCGACGCTCGCGCTGCCCCAACCCATGAGTTCGCGCTCGAAGCTGAGGCGGTCCGATTCACGGAACTGCTGCGCGATCTCGTCGATGTCCACGTGCCCATCCACCAGGTGGGCCTTGCCGCCGCAGTACGCCTTGTGGACATGCTGGCTGCGACCGCCACCCACGTCGAGCGAGTAGTCGTTGGCGAAGTGCTCCGGCACAGGGCATGTGCTGGCGCAGTCGTATGGACAGCGGGACGCGACGTCGAAGACGTCGTATGCGAACATTTGGTACCCCTGCTTCTTTGGGTCCTGCGTCAGCCTCCACCAAGCGCCCATCTGATCCGTGCCCATGGTGGACGTCTGGACGATCGCCGACGGCTTGGCCACCACGACCTGCTTCTTGGCTGCGTCGACGATGTGGTCATCCACGAGGGCAGCCTCGTCGATCACGATGACGCCGAGGCCGGACGGCCCCTTCGGGTGGGCGCCGCGCACGCTGCGGGGGCTCGCTGCCAGGACCTCGATCTCGGCGTTGGACAGGAAGACGGTCTTGCTCAGGATCGAAGACCTCACGCGGCTCGCCACGTCGCCTTGGAAGTCTGGATAGGCTGGGGTGTCGGGGACGGTCTGGATTGTCCGGAGGATGTGCGCGTAGCAGCGTGCCGCTTGCTCCTTGGACCCGCCGAGGTTGGTCGTGGAACCCCCGTACCACCTGGCAGCCATGAGCTGCATCGCGGCCACGAGGAACGTCTTGCCGCCACCGCGCGGCCCCAGGATGGCCAGACGGATCTGGCGCCGGGCCTTCAGCTCGGCGAGGAACCACCGCACGATTTCCTCGATGCGAGGCACGCCGCGGACCTTCAGCGTGTCTCCCTGATTGCTGATGACCTCTGCCTCGGCCCAGTCGATCATGGACTCGACCGAGTAGGGATCCCAGATTTCCGGCTCGGGGTCCGGCTCTGCCGTGGGCTCGCGCCGCGTCTCGTCGAGCAGGCCCCGGAGAATCTCCAGGGCGTCCACGGTCAGATCTCGGAGAACGGAATGATCCGCGCGATCGCCAACGCCACCCGCGTGGTCGCGTCCGGAGTGCCGGTCACGTTGACGCGCCATCGACCCAGTCCACCAGGGAACGGTCCAGGCATGACGGGTCCGGCTCCCGCTGCCAGCGTCGACGGTGCGCTGAGTGTCATGCAGAGCGTGGTCGTGGATGCCTGGTTGTTGACGATGACCGAGTTTGCCGGGGCCGCGGTCTGGTAGGGCGAGCTGATGTTGCCGTAGCCCGTCCCGTACAGAGCCTTGGGCTGCCACAGCAGCGAGACGTTGGTCTCGCCGCCCTTCGTGTAGGAGAAGGTCAGGCGGTAGTGACCCGGATCCAGGATCTGGTCCGGCAGGTCGTTCGCCCCGGTCGCCAGTCCCATGGCAGTCGTGAGATCGAACTGGAGATTCTGGAAGGTCATTCGTGCTCCTCCGGCGATAGGTTGCTGACCGCACGCCTGTGCTTCCCGCGATAGCCCTCGAGGTGGACGTCCCCCCGAGCCTCCGCCTGGGTAGCGACCAATTGTAGCCGCTCGAAGATGCGTCGGCATTGATCGTCGTCACCGATTTCCGCACGCACCGCCTCGACCACGACCTGCAGAACCTGCTGGACGTGGATGTGGACGATCTCCAGACGCTCCGGGGCGTGCAGGCCGTGGATGCGGTGCAGCTCCCGGTTGGCTTCGAGGTACGCCTGCAGACGTGGGGCCGGCACCCACTCGGTTCGGCGCACGGATCTCGGCGTCCTGGACTTTGCGCCGTCCTTGCCCTCGCGCTCCGACCACTGGACTTCGTAGACGGTCTTCGGCTCCTTGTGCGCCAGGGCCAGGCGCATGGCGTGCTCCATGCGATCGGTCTGGCGGGTTAGGAGCTCCGGGCGGTGCTTGATGGTCCGCTGGAGCGCCTCCTTCGACGCCCTCGCAACGTAGGTCTCCCGCACGGTGCGATAGTGCAGGCCGTACTTCTCGGAGAGCTGGTCCGAGATCACGTCATCCGCGAGTCCCTCGACGCGGAGCTTCTGGATCTCCGCCACCAGGAGCTTGCGGGTGGTTGTGTCGAGCTTGCGCCCGCGCTTGGTACCAGATGGTGTGCGACGATCTGCCATCAGGCTGTTCTAGCCTTGAGGTCCCCGGACTCCACATGCACCGCGTCGTGGCAGGGCCTGCACAGCCAGAGAACGAGAAGAGGTTGCGAGTAGTCTGGGTGGTGCATGACGGTCCGCGTCGCACCGCATCTCTTACACGGCCGGCGCTGGAGAAATCCGTCTCGCAGAGCGTTGTTCGCCTTGGTCCTGGCGGCAATGCGAACGCGCTTCTCGTCGGCCTTTCGGCGTCTCGCCCTATTGCCGCAGGAGGCTGAACAGAACCGGCGATTGCCCTCTGACGGCCGCCACCAGAAGTGATCTCCACAGCCACGGCAGAGGCGGTTCTCTCCCTTGATGCGGCTTGGTTTTGTGGCGCGGCCACCACGAGACGCGGCGCATGGTTTGCAGACTGACGGGCTGGTATCTGCTCTCACCGCTCTACTCTCACCGCAGTCACCGCAGCGCACAACCTTGGTGGATCTGTTGCGGTCCCTCATCCGATCTCCGATCGTGTCCACAGGCACGGATCCCAGCAATGCAGAGCATTCTGACGATTCCACGTCAAACCGCACCTGCGCACCGCGCAGAATAGCGGGTAGAGGTCGCCACGCGCCACATCGTCTGCCCATACGTGGATCACACCAGGCATTTGATTCAGGCCATCCAACGCGGCCTGTTGCTCATCGAATCGCCGCGCGATCTCTTCCGGACGCCATGTACTGCCGAATGGTGCGCGAGCAAACGACGCCTCGGATGTGCCTCGGTTGCGCCTGCAGACGATCCATTGAGCGCCAGGGAATGCCGAGTAGAACTCCTCCCAGAAGTCGGTCAGGCCAGGCTCCTTGAACCCCCACGCTTGCCCGTCCCATCCGTCCTCCACCGCTGCATTGAGTACGTCGCGCCGCACCCTCTCTGCCGTGACATTGCGGCCTTCGTCGCGCATGGCGACGTATTCTTTCAGCAAACTCTTGATGGCGCGGTTCTCGAAGAACCCGCGCGGGTTGCTTCCGCTCGGCGGCAAGCACGAACCGACCCACATACCGCAGGCGTGCAGGACGCTGGTGAAGAACGACGACCCCGATCGAGCCAATCCGGTGACGATGATGGGTGGCGGTGTCATGTGCGGACAACGTGGAACGGCCCGATCACGCCCGCCGAAAAGTGGCTCGCGGCATCCAGACCTTCCAGCAACACCTGCACTGCGTCTTCCGCCGTTCGCGAAGCAAACATAGCTCCTAGCGCAAAGTCGGCCCCGCACCCAACGGCCGCCATCCCGGTGTCGGGCTCTGCCACCTGGAAGTCGGCGCAGATGTGGAAGAGCCTGCCGGCAATTCCGAACAGCAGGTCGCCGCCTTCCGCGTGGTCATTCGTCTTGCTCCACCTGCCCGATCGAAACGCTTCCATCATCGCGGGAATCAGCTCCACAACAGCCCACTCCATGACGTCCCGACCCTCGGCGAGGTGTGGGATTTCCAAGCAGTACCTAAGAATCTGCCCCATGCGAAACGACGTCGTGAATCCAACGACCGCGACCTGTCCCCCTTCGCCCACCTTGCGGAACACCTTCTGGTCTCGTCGCACCGTCATCCGATAGGCTGGATCCACGCCGGCGGAGTCGCCTGCAATCAACACATCGGCCCCGCTCACGATTCCGACGATGCACGTCATCGGATGGTCACCGCGTAGGTGGTGGGTGGGTTTGCCTCGAGGTCGTCCAGCATCGCCCGGTATCCCGACCCGTCGAGGCGAGGGTCTCGGTAGACGTTGCTGCCGAGCTTGCATTCCCCGATGACCACCGACGCCCGGTCCAGGTCGAGTGCCTCCAGCCGGCCGACGAAGATCTGCAACGCCGTCGCGTCCGCGCCTGCGTGCTGCTGGATGTGCGCGCGATCGAGGACGAGCTTGCGGCAGGCATTCAAGACCACGTTGGGGCGTCGCGCCGATCCCTTGCCAGGATAGACCGATCCAACCTCGAACCAGCTGTCCCGGATGGTCAGGGTGTTGACGTAGCCCAGGCCGTTCTCGCTGACCACGACGGCGCCGGTGATGTTGCCCGCCACCTGGGGGTGGAGGCCTTCGTCGCATCCCAGGTACACCGAGAACCGCTCGAGCAGGATGTCGCCGACGTGTCCCTTCACATCCACCACGCTGCCGCCGCCGTTGTCCTCGAGGCAGACGTCGCGCACCTCGCAGTCCCGGATGTGGACCAGCCCGTCCGACGGGACGGAGACCTCGCCGGCCCGGGCTGCCAGGTGGAAGAACGATCGACCGCAGTGCCGGGCCTTCACACCGGCCACGAGCATGCCGGGCGCGGTCACACCGTGCTCGTAGAAGTACTGCTCCCGGAACCCTCCACCCCACGGCAGCGAGTCGTCGGTGACGATCCACGTCGATCCGTACTCGGCCGCGATCCGGGTGGCGCCCATGTCGTAGCGGTTGGTGCCGAACTGGTTGGGCCGCGGGCCGTGGGTCTTGGTGGGATCCCACGATCCGACCATGACGCAGTTGGTGAAGTTGTGGTCGGTCTGGTGCGTCAGCCAGTTGCGGTGGCTTGGGATCTCTCCCTGGATGGCGGTCTTGTCGTCTCCCAGGATGACCCATCCCTCTGCCTCGAAGTTGTGCCAGTTCTCCGGGTACAAGGTTTGACTGCCACCCACCGGGTTGGGGTGGATGACGACGCCGCCGGTCACCTCCGCCTTGAGGTGGAGGCGCGGTGGGTTCGGCCCGAGCGTGCGCGTCAACCGGTCGTTGCCGTAGTCGCCCGACGCCATGAGCACGAGGTTGGGCACGGTCAGGTCGAGCACCCCGGGGAACTTGTTCCCTCCGCCACCCGACCACGTGTTCGAGCCGATGGTTCGGGCGATGGCAAAGTCGCGGATGGTCTGCCGCAGAACACCGGGCACGTCGATCGAGGTCGGCGTGACGAACGCCGTCGGCGTCATGGATGGCGGCGGGGGTCGGTTGCGGCAAGTGCTGAGCGCCTCCTCCGCCACCCCGATGAAGTGCGCCACGGCGCGCGCGTGATAGCTCAGCAGGGAGATCTCGCCCGGCCGCGTCATCGCGGGCAGCAGCACCGCGTTGAACGCCGTGGACGTCGCTGTGACAACCGCCGCGGTATCGACGGTCACGGTGCCGGACTCCTGGCACTCCATCAGGGCGCTTGGGTACGCCACGTACAGCAGGTCCTTGAGCGGCGCCGAGTACTCGCGCATCTCCGCCGTGTGCTCGGTCCACCCATAGAGCTGCACGTAGGTGAGCTGGGCAACGCCCCTGGCCTGGTCGACCTCCGGGGTCTGCGCGTGTGCCATCCCGGCGAGCGCGACAGCGAGGGCAATGATGATCCGCATTCCGGCATCCTCCTTATCAGTGAATGAACCCCCACGCGGCGATCCATGCCGCGTCGGCAGTGGCGCTGGTGAGTTTAGCTCGCGGCCACCGCTTTTGCGCGCGCTTCCGGATCATGGCCTTGTGGTCGCGCTTGCGCTTGCCCTTTTCCTTTGCCGAGAGGATCGACCCCTTCGGCAGCCGTTCCTGCGCGAGTCCCATGTCCACCTGCCACAACGCCGGGAGCACCTTGCGGACTTCGATGTGGAGAGCCGCAAGGACCCCGAGAACGATCCCGAAGTTGGTGCCGAAGCGGAAGACCGATGCGCGCCCGTCCGTGGGGTGGCCCCACACGTCCTCGATGAACGCGACGTCGGGCATCAAGCTCTCGATCGCCCGAGCGATCGCACATGCCGTGTCCGGCATCTTGACCGCGGTGACGGTGGTGCCGTCATGCAGCGCCAAACCTCCACTCCATCCTGGGTCGATGCCGAGCAACCTCACGCGTGCAGCCTTCTCCACGGGCCGGCCCGGCGCACGTATTGGTACAGCCGGTCACGGCTGCGGGGATTTGCGATCGTCAGAAGCTTCGCGCGACACGCCTCCATCTCGCCGGCGATCCGCTTGGCGTCCCACCGGTTGCTGCATGGGTACAGCGTGCCCTCCTGCCGGTCCTCGACGAACCACATCGATGCTGCCTGCACCGTGCGGTATCGCATCAGACGCCCACCTTCCTGGCCGCCGCAATGCAGGTCCGCAGAAACGCCTGCAGCTTCTTCGTGGGCTGCCTGCTGAACTCGACGTCGTCCGCCCACCCCTGGGCAGCGAGGGCCTCGTCCCAGTGGAGACCCGGCAGTGCCCGCCCGAATCCGGAGCAGAGCCTCACCATGCCCGGGCGGTCCCCGGCGGCCACGATCGCATCGGTCGCCGACCACTTGTCCGGCGGTGGCGGTTCCGCGGCGTCGTCTCCGGGCCCTCGTTCGGCTGTCTCCTCAGTGTCCGGTGGCGCGGGTTCCGGGCCTGGCGAGGCGCCCCTGCCGCGCGCCTCGAGGTCGGCGGCGGCTCGGTCGAGGGTCGTCTCCGGCTCGTGATGTAGGTCGTCGTCGGGAACAATCTCGATGTCCGCCTCCCGGAGCTCCTCCGGGTTGTCCTCGTGATCCAGTGCCCGGGCCAGCTCTTGCACCACCGGGCTGTCCTTGGGCGCCAACTTGAACGCCGCGCGCACAGCCGTCTTTGCCCACATCTCCGGTTCCGCGACAGGGTCCTCCCACGGCGAAGGCTTGCCGGCGCGCTTGCCCTTGGCAATCTGCGCTGCGGCGATGGCACGGATGCGGGCGCCGGTGACGTAGCGCACCCGGCAACGGCCGTCCTTGTATCGGAGCCGCGCCCACGCTCCCACGAGCTTGCCACGGTCGTCACGGCTCGATGGCGTCCACTCCATGCGAGTGCCCTCGGCGGTCTCTGCGTAAGCGAACTGGTCGTGCTCGTAGACCGCCTCGGCGTCGATGAGGATCTCGTTGTGCCGCCACAGGATGTGTGCCATCCCCTGGTACTCGACGATCAGGGTTGCCTTGATTCCGCCCTTTCCGCCGAAAGGCACGATCGCGCAGTGGTGCAGCGCCGGTGCCGGCTCGAGACCCAGGCGCGCGGCCACCATCGCCTCGCGGATGACGCCGGTCGGATCTTTGAACAGCGATGGACTCTGCCGGCAGCAGGTCACGACCGCGTCGATGAACCGGAGCACGGTCCCGTCCCGGACAGCCGAGGGCCACACCCGGCTGATGTGTTCGCTCTGCGCCAGGAGGCGCCGCTTGAGATCGTCGGTGGCCTGCCGCATGGGGCTCACGTTCTGATTCATGCCACCACCCCCTCGATTGCCTTCATGCTCTGGACCGACGTGGGCTTCACCGCGTATCCGGCGCGCTCGTGCTGCCTGAATTGGAATGCGTGGTCGGTGCCCTCCACCCGGACCAGAGACGCGCCCTGAGCCCGCGCCCGGATGGCTGCCTCGATGGACTTCCTCCGATCGTTGATTGCCTTCAAGCTCGCGTTCAGGTCGGACGCGTTGCTGACCAGGGCTTGGTACTCTCGCCACAGCTCGTCGAACTCGACGCCGATTTCAATGGAGAGGTCGGGTGCGTGGTTCCACATGCGCTTCAGTGTGGCCAGGTCGTCCTTCGTTGTGCTGGCCGGTGGGATGTCCCTGGTGACGTGCTCCCAGAACCGCGCCAGCTCATCGATCGCAGCAGACGCGAACCGCTCGTGCGCGTCGAAGTCGTAGACCATCAGCTCCCAGCTATCCATCATCAGGCCCGCGAGCGATCCCCACGACCAGCCGAGGACGAACAGCTGCGCCTGGATCTGGATCACGAGGTGATGTGGGAGGCTTTCGCGGTCCACCCAGTGCTCTGCCTGCCGGCTGCCCACGGTCTTCGCGTCCGCGGATCCAGGCACACCCTCGCGCGCCAGATCGAACTCGATGAAGTCGATCGTCGCGCTAAGGAAAGGGTAGGGAACCGACCGGACGGTGTGGTGCGGGTGAGGGCCCGGCCGCAGGACCGCGCGGCGGGACTCGCTCTGCAACCGCGCGCCCACCAGCTGCTCGAGGTCGTGGCCACGGCGCATGACCGGGATTTCCTCCGCCTCGGGAGCCTTGCCGGTCTTGATGGCCCAGAGGGAGAACGGGCTCACCCAAGGGTTGTGCCCGAGGGCTGCCGCCACCTCCGAGGCTCCGATCGACTGCGATCGGCCCGCGATCCACTCCTCCCTCGTCTGGTACGCGACGACCTCCGCCACCTTCGGGTCGAGAAGCTCCGCAAGGTCGTGAGACCCCACGGCATTGACGTTGCCTGTGCCTACCTGCATGATCTGTCTCCGGTTGTGGTCCTCGAGGTCCGGACGCTGCCGCTCTAGCGAGCGCGTCCGGCCCTCGTTTTTTCACGATTGACGTCTGACCGCATCATCCTTCGATCGCAGCTCAATTTCGATTCGGGTCAATGTCGATTCCATCGCGCGCGCCCAGTCGTTGATCCAGCTCAGGGCCGTGTAAACATCGACCTGACCTTCTTCGCACAGAATATCGGGCTGGATGTACTCAGGCACTCCAGCCTGCGCGCTCAGCCCCGGGTTGCTTGCCATGACTGCGTTCCACACTCTGACCGGGTCCATCATCACCTCCCAAGAGTTGGCTGCGCGCCAAGGAGAACCCCAGCGCGCAGCCGTCTACTTCCGCGTCCTGCCGTCTGCCATCTCTAGCCGTCAGCCCCTGAGGGCCTTCTTGGATTCTGCCATGAGGCGCGCGCTCTCTTCGCGCGCCGCCCGGAACCTCGCCACCTCGTCGGCGTGCATAATCGGGTACAGCTTCCCGCCGCGCGCTCGGTACCATGTCACCTCGATCAGTCCCGCCCGGATAGCTGCCACCACCGTGGGGCGAGCGACTCCGAGTTCCTCAGCCGCGCACTGCGTGTTCATCCACGGCGTTTTCTCTGCCTTGCGCCTTGCCATCTGATGTCCTCCTTCCGTGGATGATATGCCTGGTCCGCGCTTGAATCAACGGATTCCCGGCGGGGGGCCCTCGTAGGTTGCGCCGATGTAGACCAGCGCCACCATGGTCGCCAGTGCCGCCAGGCAGACCAGCACGAACCACGGCGACAGCGGGGTCGGTCCATTGCCGTCTTCGGCGTGGTTGTCGAATGTCATCGGTTGTCCTCCAAAGAAACGCAGCCCGAGACGCGAGCACCTGAAATGATCCGCCCCGGACGGCGCCGCGCACGCGCGCGGATTGGTTGTCAATCGCAGTACTCCGGAGGCGTGGACACCGCCACGCCCTGCACGATCTCGCCGCCCAGGCTGCTCTCGTAGCGTAGCACGCCCTGGGTCTGCCCGGCCGAGATGTTTCTCGACACAACCAAGGCGAGCGGGACTCGTTGTCTAGCTACCCGTCGGCCCGTGGACCTCACGCGGCAATCGGTAGGCGGGGTCGCGCAGCACTCCAGCGATGTCCTTGCGGACGCGCTTCAAGAACGCGGCCTGGCTCTCGTTCGGCCGCTGCTCGACGACGTGGTCGTAGGGGATCCACGTTCCGGGCCCCGTGTCGTCGAGGTTCGTCTCCAGGTGGAAGATAGCCTTGGTCCTCCCCTCGCCCACTGCGAGCGGATCCACGAAGGGAGCCATCTCCGCGTGAGTGAGCAGCAGCTCGGCACCCACTTGCACCAGGAAGTCGTGGTGGTGTCCCGCTCCCAGCGAGACCTGGCTCAGGTGGATCAGGTGGATCGGCGGCGCCATGCCCCACCCGAGCTGCGGAGCAGCAAAGACAAGGTCGCCCTGCGGGAGCACGGTGTAGGCCATGCCCTCCTGGTGTGGGACCACGTCGATCTGCTGAGCGCGGGCGGCCCCGGCGAGCGCGAGCAGTACTGCGAGAACGGTTTTCATCGGTCCATCTCCTTCAGAAAGGGTACCGGGTCGTTTTCTTGCGTCACTTCAACCACCCCGACGAAACACGCAACTCGTCGGGTCAGTCCGTCAACCGTCGTTTCCACTCCGAGCATCGACGCGGAGAGCGTTTCTGGGTCTCCTGTCACCCGCCGCCACAGCCAATCGGCCGGCGCCACATCCACCTCGATCCATCGGTTGTCCACTACGCGTGGAATGGACAGTACAGACCCGCACACCTCGCCTAGGCGGTAATTCCACAGAACGTCCATGCCCGGTCGGATCCGGCTGGTATCCCAGACGACGTCCTCGCCGATCGGGATTGAGAAGATCCACGTCGTGTCAGGGACTGGCGCGAGCTGCCAGGCTAGGACAGCCACCACAGTCAGCGGGATCGCCAGCACTGCGGCCAGCAATGCGGTTTGCATCCGGATCATCGGTGTTCACTCCCGTCTACCATCAGGAACTCCATCGGCGCGTCGTCGTCGTCGATGACCCGCGTCAGCAAGACCTGCATGCCGTACTCGTCGGCAATGCGGTAGATGTCCGCCCTGGCGTTGTGGCCCAGTTCGCTTCCGTCGTCGATGAGCATGAACCGAAGATTCGGCCCAGCCGCAGACCGGATCCGCATGCCGAGTTTCACGCGTTCTGCGCGGTTCAGCTTTTCGACCGGCACTCCGTTGACCAGGATGTCCGACTCCGTGATCTCCAGGCCAGGGATGTCGAGTCCACTCTGCGCGATCGCTTCCGCCTTCTCGCGCTCGATCTGTTCGAGCGAATCGGTCAATGACTCGACCACGGTTCGCTGTTCCGCCAATCGCTCCATGACCCCAGCGTACCGCTCGCGGTGGGCGACCGCCGCGTTGACCTGCTGCGCATCCTCCATCTCGTCCGCAACCGCCTGCATCTCCTCCGGAGGGGTCTCGTCGGGTCGCTGCGCGCGCAGGTTCTCCATTGCACCCTCAGCCGCCTCGAGGTGCTTCTCCGCAGCCAACACTCGCTCGCGAGCAGCGTCGACCGTCTTGCGCGCCTCGGCAACCATGTTGCGCCATAGCGCGGCGCGATTCGCTTGGTCCGTGAGCTCTCGGTATCGCTTGGCCAACTCCGCGATGTCCACCGGCCGGTCCGGGACATCGTTTGCCGGGGCCTGCATGCCGGCGAGCTCGCCCTCGAGGTGGCGTAGCTGGCGCGACTCATCGGTGCGCCGATCGAACACGCTCTTGCGGCGGGCGTCGAACGATTCGATGTCGACTCCGGCGGCGCGCACCAGCGCCGCCCGCTTGCGCACGGGATCCATGCGGTCCCATGCCAGCGGATCGAACGAGAAATCCGCGTCCGCAAGGTCCTTGAGGAACGCGGCCGGGCCTCGCACAGCCTGCCATCCGTGCGGACCCATCTCTCGCACGACCAGGCTGGGCGGCTTGCCGTCCCGGATGCGGCGGTCGATCGTGTACTGCGCGCACCCATCCTTCCCTAGGGCGAGGTGGATCTCGCCTTCCTCTGCGCCAGATGTCAGGTTCTGATCGCGTCCGGAGATCGCCGCGACGATTGAATCCAGCACGTTCGTCTTGCCGGCGCCATTGGGTCCGCGCACCTCCATGTGGCTGCCGTCCAATTCGACGGCAAGCGCCCGAGCGCCGCCGATGTTCTTGACCTCCAGCCGGTAAATCTTCAGCCCGTCCGTCATCGGTTGCACCTTTCGCACCATATCTCTCCGCGTGTGTGTGTCTGGAGTCCGTGCCCCCTCTCGCAGTGCGCCGGCTCCAAGTAGATCTTGTCCCAGCAATCCGGGCAGCTCTCGACCATCTCCTCGCTGCCGTCCGGCACATCCACGCCCTTGCGCGTGTAGTACACACCGGCCGACGCGTCCGCGGGCCATCCCTTGGCATGCTCCGATGGGGCGATGACTCGGGCGCAGATGTCGCAGCGAATCATGTCGCCAGCTCCAAATCGGCGATGGCGAGCAAACGCTCGTCGTCGGCCACGAACACCCCGGAGAACTGGGACCAGAAAAACACCCCACCAGCGCGACTCACTGTCGCGCCTTGCTGGGTGAGCTGATCCGCGAGCCATGGGCTGACGATCCAGACCTCCGTTGCGCGCAGCGTCGCAATCCACGGCATCGATCCGCACCGACATGGGGCCAGGTTGGTGGCCGTCGATGAGATGTCGTCGCGTCGGTAGCATCCGGGGCACCTCAGTCCCGTGGTCGACATGCTAATGCGATGGCCTGCCGCGAGGATCCCGACCAGGTCGGTCGCGCAGACAAGGATGTGGCGCTGAATGATCTCGTCCACCTTCGCCGCACGCAGTGCCCTGATCCGGTAGTGGCTACTCATGACTCATCCTTGGTGACCCAGTGCAAGAGTGCGCGCTGGACCTGGGCGTCATCCGTGCGCCACTGGCCGACGTATCGGCGCTCGGACTCCGGTGCATCCTTGGCGGTTGGGACCACGCCCGTCTGCACGGCGGCGTCTCGCGCTGCTCGTGTTGCTGCCTCGGCCGCCCATGCCATCGCCCATGCGCGGTAGTGCGCCATGACCTGCGGCGCCCACTCCCTCCGCTGTGCTCCCGTAGCCGTGAGCACGATCGTGCGGTCGGTGGCGTAGCCTGCGCAGGGTCTCCCAATCGAGACCGCGCTGCGCCAGGATGTGCCGTAGTGGATGGACAGATGCCAGACGGCGAGGGCGTCGGCGTGCGCGACGTGGAGATCCTCTGATTGTGCGGTCGTGGTCTCTTGGCGCGGCACGCCGGCGAGGGCAGCCCATTCGGTCCGGTATTCGTCCGGCGTCGGCGCCCCTTCGCACGTCCCGTAGCAGGTACGGATTCCGTACTCAATCCAGCTCACGTTGGGCCGCGGGAGGGGAGAGATCCGGGCGGGATGGCCACCGTGCAACAGCGCGAGCGCGACCTGCGCCGATGCGGACCCCATGCCACCGGACCCGCCCGCGCCATGCGGCGAGCTCGCCGCCGACGCCTCGACAGCGAATCGCCTGACGTACCGTGGCGCGCGCATGTCGGTCCACGCGATCCTACCTGCCGCGATGTCGCCGACCCCGAACCTCCCGTCCGCGTCGATCAGGGCGACCCGATGCCATGGCCCGTTGGTTCCGTTGCCGACCGGCAACGGCATCCCGATCGCACTCGATGCATTCGCCATCCATCGCCGCGCGCGATCCGCGTCGGCGTGGAGGCGGCGCAGAGCCGCGTCCTCGACGCCGTCATCGGATGTGGGCGACATGAATCGCCATGCCCAATCAGGATCCGCCATCCACCGACGCACGGCTCCGGAGATCCGTCCCGCTCTCTGTTTCGCATCGTTCATCGATCGATCCTTTCGGCCAGGCCCCGTCGGCTACGCCACCGTCGATGCTCTTCCAGGTGGTCCGCCACGTCCTCCTCGTTGGCGATCGCGTCCAGGACGCAGATCACCTCCTCACCGGAGAGCGGCAGGGCGCGCTCTGGATATGTGTAGTCGGATTCCAATACGGCTCGCTCGGCGCGATCTCGCTCATCCCTCGTGATCACCACCGCGTAGCTCCGGCGGTTGCTTCGCAGGCGCACCGTCTCGGTCTTGGGACCGTTCATGACTCGCCTTTCTGATTGACCAGCTTAATCTGCGCGGTAGCTCCGCCGCGGGCGTTGTACTTCTGCACGCATTCCGGCAGGAACTGCCTCGCGCGAAAACCACCATGCACGCGGAATTCGTCCGGCGTCATGGTTTTCGTCTGTTGCTCCTCGCGGATGACCACGCACAGCGATACGGCAGCGAACGTCTTCATGACTCGTCGCCCATCATGTCGAGAAGGTCCGCGAGGTCGTCGGCCCACGTGTCGCCGTTCTCTTCCGCCTCTGCGCGGAGCGCTTCGAGAAACTTCCGATCTCGGAATTCTGCTTCGCTCGCCTCGGACTCGCCGAGGGATCGGCACATCTCGTTGTACTCCTCGCGCATGGTGTCGAACAGGTCCGCAAGGTCGTCTGCCCAGGTGGTGTGGCTGTGGTCGTTCATGGTCGTTGCTCCGGTTGGGGGTTGTGGGCGGGTTTACTTCCAGGTGATCTTCCGGCGGGCGTCGGCGGCCGCCTTGTTGATTTCGTCCTTGGCGTCGGCCTTGGTGATCTCGCGGGCGATGTTCTGCAGCTTGGGCAGCATCCGCGCGAGGGCTTCGGTGCGGTGTTCTGCGTACAGGGTGTCGCCGTTCGGGATGTTCATCAGGATGGTTTCGAGGGCGTCGCGCAACTGGGTGGCGAGGATCTCGCGCTGGTGTTCTACCGAGGTCGTTCCGATGCGTGCGTTCATGGTTTTCTCCGTTCGTTTGGTGCGTATGAATGTACGGTATCAACCGCGCCCAGCAACTTCTATTCGGAGAATTCATCGGAATAATGAAGGGTCAAATCCAACCGGCTACAGATCCGCCCATTCCTCGAACGGGTCCGCCGGCGGCGGGGCGGCGTCGATCTCTTCTGGCTGCGGCACGGGGGACGGGGCGGTGGACGCGGCGGTCGGTGGGGCCGTCGGCCGCGGGGCGCCGCTGACCCACGATCGCAGCGCGGCCCGGAGCGCCGGCATGGGCTGCTCGCCCGGCCCCAACACCCGGCCGAAGATGCGGATCTGGACGTCGGCTGCGAGCGGCCGGCCCCATCGCGGGTGGTCCTTCGGGTCTTTGCCTTGGGGCGTGTGGCGCGCAATCCCGACCGGGTCGACTGTGAGGAGACCTGCTCTGCGGATGCCCCGAGGGCCGTCTTGGTAGACACGCGCCTGGCCGGGGCCTGCGTCCTGCAGGTAGGCGCGGGCGCCGGGCGCCGAGGTGATCGCCCACGGGTCGCCCGGGTCGCCGACCTGGCTGCCGTAGGTCAGCGGGCGCAGTCCGTGCTCGGGACGGCCGTCCACGAGCGGCGCGTCGCGCTGGTCGCGCAGGTATCCGAGCGCGAGGCTGAGGATCATCCGCGGCGTCGGCGATCGGTCCCAGATCTCCGGGCCCTCGTTGAGCGCGCGGATGAGGTACTTCGTCGGAACACGGGTGCCAGCCAGGACATCGGCGACGCTCGCGACCCGGTCTCTGTTAGGGTTTTGGAAGGCGCTCACAGCCTTCTCGACGGCGCTGATCAGGTCGGCACCAGCCAGTGGGGTGGCGGGCGCCTGGGGGTCCTCGTCGTACATGGTTGCGGTCCTCCGTTGCGGTATGCGCGCCGCGCGTGAAGGGGTCTAGGATGCCCCAGGAAGCGCTGCGCTGGTCGGTGGCCTCATCGTGCGCCGTTGCCTGACGCGTCTCCTGTCGTGGCGTGCCGCGCGGCACGTTCGCGGTCTGCGATGATTTGCTCGGTGATGGTCATGCGGCGCGGTGGCCCGGCCGATCGGGATGGCGTGTCGCCAACGTGGGCCCTGGCGCGCTCGGCCAGGTCCTGGCGCCCGTGGCGGGCGAGGGACTCCAGGTAGCTCGTCACGTGGTCGGCATCCCGGAGGATCAGGTCCAGGCCGTGATAGGTCTTGTTCCGCTCGTTCTCGCCGCAGCAGTGCGGGTCGCAGTGGTTCCCGTGGATGGCGAGCTCGAGGACCTCGCGTTCGAAGCCCTCCTTCAGCCGGGCGCCGATGAGGCGGCGGTGCTTGGGGCTGGCCTTGGTGGGGCTGGCCTTGTGGTAGGAGCGATAGGTGGCGTAGACGGCCCCCACCGCGTCGACGGCCGCGGTAGCGGGCTCGACAGGGTGGTCCTTCTGTTTATCTGTTCTCTGGCCTCTAGCCTCTGGTCTCTGGTCTCTGGTCTCTAGCCTCTGGACTCTGGACTCTGGACTCTGGGTGCTTGGGACAACCACGTCCTGTCCCACGCCATGTCCCACTGGGACAACCACGTCCTGTCCCACGCCATGTCCCACTGGGACAACCGCGTCCTGTCCCATTATCCGCTCTCGATACTCCCGCTTTCTCTGTCGATCCCTGATCCGGCGAGAGGTGTCCCGCACCATCCTCCGGCAGGTCACCTTGGCCAAGCCATCGGCAACCTCGACGTCTGCCGCATGGCGATCTCTGATCTCATGGAGGAGTCCGGCTGCTTCGTCGGGAGGAACCCGCCAGTGTGACGCGAGGTCGTCGACCCGGATCTCCATGGATCCCGCGCAACCCTCGAGATGGATCAGCCCGATCAACTCGAACCACGCGAGCCGGGCCGACCGCGACAGCAACGCGACCTTGCGATCACCGAACCAGTCCTGCCAATACCACTGCTGGTACGGGAGGCGCTCCGATTGATTGTCGGCAGCCATCTCAAGACTCGTCCGGCGCCGGGATCGGCTGGCAGCCCCCGGCCACCCACGCGCGCAGGACGTCGGCGGACCACCGCATCCGTCGCCCGACCCGGACAGGCGGTGGCAGCCGCCGATGTGCCACCAGGGTCCGCACGTGGCGGGGTGTGACCTTGAGGAATTTCGCGGTGTCGGCGATGTCGAGCAGCGGCTCGATCGGGATCGTGTCGTTTGGCATGGGCCACTCCATTGGGTTGGGGATGGAACTGGCGGGATCTTAGCGGCCTGTAGCGACAAAGATCAACCCGGGAAGAAGACCCGTTGGCGTGCCACCGTGTCAACCAGGCGCCAACCAGGCGCCAACCAGCTACCAACGCGGGCAACCCGGCCACGCTGTCCGGGCCGGTGTCCGGGCGCTGCCAGGGCTCCCCTGGGCGCGGACGGTCCAACCCGGACACGCTGTCCGGGCAGCGTTCGCGCGTTCCCGTGGTTGTTTGCACAGATTGCACGTGTGTTGCACACATTGCACGGCTGACGGGAACGCTGACAAGACGCGCGCGCTGTCCGCGCGAAGATCCAGGCATTGCCGTAGCGTTCAGGAAACGCGTGAATCTCTCGGGACGGTGTCGGGAAATCGAGTGGTCGATATGCGCGCGAAGGGTGACGGGAATGCTGACGGTGATCGCTGACATCGAGCCCCCCTCCCCACGTGGCCCAAGTGGCCCAAGTGGCCCAATCCGGTGGAAACTCCACCTCTACCCCCGGGGGAATGGACACTTCCGTGGGGCCACTCTCGTGGCTCGGCCCAAGAAAGTGGCCCAGGAAGTGGCCCACGCTCGCCGCCGGGCACCAGGGAAAGCCCCGCCTATGGGACACCTGGGATCCGAGCTGACGAGATGTCCGCACGATTGCGTAGGATTTCGGGATCGTGGGCGGTACCAAGTGAGGGGGTAGAACATGAGCGTGCGCTACGACAAGGCCCCATTCCCGTGGTTCGGAGGCAAGAGCCAAGCGGCGCCGGCGGTCTGGCAAGCGCTCGGCGACGTCGAGCACTACGTCGAGCCGTTCGCCGGATCGCTCGCGGTTTTGATTGGTCGGCCGCACCTCGCGAACCGGACCTACCATTCTGAGACCGTAAACGACAAGGACGGTCTCCTCGTGAACGCCTGGCGGTCGATCCAGCTCCATCCGGACGCCACGGCGGAGGCGGCGAGCAACCCCGTCGCAGAGGCGGACCTCCACGCGCGGCACCTCGCCCTGGTGCGCTGGCGCGAGACCCACGAGCTGGAGCACCTCATGGGTGACCCGGCGTGGTGCGATCCGGTCATGGCGGGGTGGTGGCTGTGGGGTGTGTCGTGCTGGATCGGGTCGGGGTGGTGCGAGGGCGCGGGCGGGTGGTCCGCGGACGCAACGGGCCGGTTGGTGCGCCAGGCCCGCGAGCCGGGGGTTTATCGCAATCGCCCCCACCTGACGCACCACGGCCAAGGCGTGAACCGTCCCCAGCTCCGCGAGCCGGGGGTTTCTCGCCAGCGCCCCCACCTGGGGTGCAACGGCCAAGGCGTGAACCATGCGGGCACCCGCGAGCCGAGGGTTGGGGAATACCATCCCGTGACAATGCCGGAACTGCGCCGGTGGTTCGCCTTCTTGTCGTCGCGCCTACGGCATGTCCGCATCTTGAACGGGGACTGGACTCGCGCACTGACCAAGGGTGCTTCTCAGACGATCAACGTGCGCATGGGCGGGGGGCACGCGGGGATCTTTTTGGACCCGCCCTATGCAGACACGGCGGACAGATATGCCAACATCTACGCCGAGGAAAGCTCGACGGTCGCCCACGATGTCCGGCGTTGGTGCGTCGAGCACGGCGGCGACCCGCGCCTGCGTATCGTCCTCGCGGGATTCGACGGCGAGCACGGGACAGACCTCGAAGCGGCTGGATGGAGTAGCGTCGAGTGGTTCAAGCGAGGCTTCCTTCGCGGCGGGATGGGCAACACGAACCGCTCCGGCGAAAAGAGCCAGCAGCACCGGGAACGTCTGTGGCTGAGCCCTCATTGCTTGCGCGCGCCAGAGCGGGTGCAATCGACGCTGTTTGCAGGATGCGATTGAAACTCGGGTCCGTGCATAACTGACACGTGGCTGACGAAGTTACGTCAGTTACGTCGCGCCGCAGCGATGGCGACCCGAATCCCGGTGTCAATCTTCGGCCCGATGTAGATCCACTGCGCACGCGCCACCTCTACACCGATGCGCGTGAGCTCGCCCGGCAGGGACGCGACCACCTCTCGTGCGGATCCAGAGAGAGCCCGGGCAAACAGGTCGCGCGCCAAAGCGTCGAGCGCGTCCCAGTCCGGCACGGCGGCTCGCAGGCGCAGCTCGTCCGCCAGGATGCCGACCAGCTCATCGGTGACGCGAGTCGCCACCGCAGACCCATCGAACGATCCGGAATCTCCGAACAGTTCGTCGTCTCGGTCATCCATTAGAATCCTTTCGCACCACGCGCGCCTCGAACGGGGCGGCGCGTCGCTTGGCATGGTGGCAGCGCGCACAAACCGGGTGGCCTGCCGAATCCCTGAACTCGATCTCACGCAGCGGGGCGCCGCAGTCGAACCGATGGCAGCGCGCAACGACCTTCTGGATCTTGCGCATCACTTCGAACTCCTTCGCGCGGCCCTGTTGATCCGCGCATCGATGTAGTAGGCCTCGCCCACAGCGAGCTCTTATACCAGCCCGTTGAACTCGCCAACCACCTCGCGTTCCAGGGCGCACTCGCTGATGGGATACTCGCGAGATCTTCCGGAGATCACGTCGAACAGCGTGAGCGACGACGGGCTGGAGTTGACCACTGTCACGATCCGGAAGTCACGGACGAAGCTGCGGCCGATCAGCGCCTGCGGTCCACGCAACCCCATCAGGTCACCCAAAGCATGGCGTGTAGAACTCGCCGCCGCCTTCGGTGGAGTAGACGCACCAGCAATAGCCAGGCCCGATCCACTGATGGTGCAGCGGCCAACCGTTGACCTCGGGCGCGCAGTTCATCGCGCCGCCTCACGCTCGGCCTTCTCCTGTTCCACCCACCACGTGGGCGCGTAGACGTAGAGCAGCATCTCGGGTCCGCCTTCGAGAGCTGCTGGCCGGCGCCAGATGCCGTAGAGGGTGTGGCCTGGGGGAGCGGATCCCTCCGCTAGACGCTGTGCCTCGCGGAGGCGCTCCGGGTCGGCTGGACTCAATGGCTGTGGCATGGACGTCTCCATGGAATCTTCCAGGCGCGAGGCCCTCCACGATAGTTTTCCGATCACCATGACCACAACCACCGCAGCGGCCAGCTCAGCGCCGTTTCTCCAGCTCAAGTATACGCTCCCACAGGCGCTTCACCTCGGCGCGCAGTTCCGCGATCGTCTCCCTGAGGTCTGACAGAACCCGCTCGAACAGACCCTTTTCGCCAATCCGCTCTTCCACCCGTTCCAGCCGCATGTTGTTGCCCTGCACCGCGGTCACCACCTGCTGCAGCTGGCTGCCGAATTGGTTCTCCATCCGATCCATGGTCTTCCATGCGGTCGCGCCGAAGGTCGTCATGAGCACCAAACAGACCTGCGTCAGGACGGTGACTGCCACGTTGGCTTTCTGAATTCCAGTCATTGCGGTTTTGGCCTCTGGAAGGGGCAATGGAAAATCAGGATTCCACGGATTCGACCGTGCTCCGAGTGCGCTTCTCGTCTGGGACACGCAAGGTCTCCGTGACAATGCTCAGCGGCTCCGCGGTCCGCCAAGGACATGACCATGGCCAGATCCGCACGAACTTCGGGATCTGAGGTTGCTGGTGAGCTTCTGCGTCCGGCAGCCGCCGCACGCGCGCAACCTGCTGGATCTGACCCTCCCAGACGTGCGCCATGCGACGGTAGCGGCGCAGCGATTCCATCTCGTCGTCCTGCGGGTTCCGGTTGTCGGCCGTGCCATCGAGGCCGTAGAGGTAGATCGTCTCGTAGCCGAGGGCAGCCATGGCCCAGACTGACAGTGGGCCAGCGGCGAGATTCGGCCACGACTCGCGTCCCCAGATCGTCGTCTCATGGCTCAGCAGCTCCACGAGTTCTGGCGCGTCCTCGATCAGCTTCGACGGGTGGTTGCAGACCACAGCCACGCCGCGCTTGATGACCTCCTTCTCCACCAGCGGGACGAGCCGCCGGCGTCCGCTGGCAACCGCGTATTGCGCCGTGGAGTAGCTCGTGCCCACCGCGTGGTGGCCGATCAAGCAGAGGTCCGGCATGGCGCCGGTGTGCTGCTGGAGGAATCGACGCGCGTGCTGCCATGGGGCGATGCCCGTACTGGGGCCCTCCCCCACGATGAGCACCTTCCGTCCGCGCCGGATGGGTCTCGGTTCGATCTCAGGCACTGTCCGTCCCTTTCAGCTCGAAGAGAGCTAGATCCACGAGTCCACGTTCCCAGCGCCTGGCTGGGATCGCTTCGAGTGGATGAGGGCCGGTTGAGGGATCGACCACCACCGAGTCTATCACGGGCGGCGTTGCCTCGCCCGCCGCACGGATCATGCGCCCCTCGCAGTCCTCGTACTGCCAGGTCTCGCCGGCCTGGCCCGATCGGGTCCGCGGGTCCTTCGATCCGTCGAACCCCACGAAGACGAACCGCCGCCACCCCGACGCCAGCAGCTCGAGGAACACGCTGGGGCCAGCAAACCCGACGTGGTAGCGCAGCGGCCACAGGACGTGGCGCGGTACATCGTGGCGGCCGCCCTGCATCAGCCAGTCCTGCACGCAGCGCTCTGGGACCATGCACCAGCCGCTCGCCGGCGGGTCGTCCAGCATGGCGATGCAGGGAGCGAGGTCGGCAGCCGCACCACAGTCTACGGGCAACCGCTGTGCCACACCGTTGATGCCGACGAACCACCAGTCCGGACGCGCCGCGCGGGCCTGCTCGATGTCGGATGGGCGCAGCGTCCACGCAGTGGGACCGCCCCCGATGAGGACCGCGGTGCGGTCATCCATGCTGCATCTGGCCCCCGATGTCCTCCGCGGTGCCAGCCCACATGCCGCGCTTGGCATCGCGGTCCGCCTCGATCCCCATCCGCAGCAGCCGCAGGACCTCCCGCAGCACGGTGTGGGGGCCGGCGCCCTCGAGCAGCTCCGCGTCGGAGTTCTCCGGCACGAGGCCCTGGGCGTGGCACTTGAGCTCGATGGCGGTCATGGACGCGGAGACCGCCTCGCGCAGCTGGGAGAGGTCCGCCGTGCGAGTGAGGGTCGCCGCGCCCGTGAGCCGGAACATCTTGCTGCCGTCGTCGAGCTGCAGTTTGAGGCTGACCAGTTCCCTCGTGGTCGCTGCCTCGATCTGCAGCGTCGCGCCGCGCACGGGCACCTCCTCGGCGTGCATCATCGCCAGCAGGCGCCGCGCATCGTCTTCCGACAGCTTGCCAGAAGCTTGCGCTAGCTCCCGGTCCGCGTGGGTGGAAGTACCCACGTCTTGTCGTTCTCGTAAACGTGCAGGTTCTGCGACACCGTCAGCCATGCGACCGCCCTCGTCACTCCGGAAGCCGGACCTGTCCCGTCGATCTGGCTGAAGAACAGCCGGACGTTCTCGGGCGCGATGTCCACGAGCAGCCGTCGGCTCTGGTCCGTATTGTAGCCCTGCGCCTGCGTCTGATGACAGCACGCCATGCAGACCGGCGGCTCCTCGAACAGAGTGAACCCGATGTTCAATGCGAACGTCTTGCCGGTGGTCCCGACGTTGACGTTCTGCTGCTGCGAATCCCAGTAGCGGCGCGTGCCCGCCTGGTTCCCGGACGGGTCGTCCTCGCACAGGACGCTGCGCTCGAAGTGTCCGTCGCCGAGCATCTCCACCGCGAGCCGAGTCTTGAGGTCCGTCTTGGATCCCTCGATGTCCTTGCCGATCGCGGCTTGCAGCGCGACGACAGATCGGAAGACGCGATTGAAAAACTCGGCGCGCACCGGGCGCCCGTTGGCTGGTATGGCGCCACCTGTCCCGAGGCCGGAGAGCGCGTAGGGGAATCGCATGGTCATGAGGGAAACCCTCCCAGCGCAATCCACGTGCACCGAAACGATGTCGAGGTGTCTGCCACGGCCCACGAAGCGGAACCGCCCGCGCCGAAGAAGTGGAACGACCGCACCTTAAAGTTGGTGATGGTGATCTGGTCGCGTGCCACCTGGATGTCGCCGAGCGGGTGGCCGGAATTCGCGGTGGACCCATACTGCGCGATGACGATGGCCGGCGGCAATCCCGTGAAGTAAGCCCGGGTGAATGTGATGGTCTCGAGAGCGTCGGAGATGAGCGCACTCTGACCGAACTGCACGTAGGTGTTCCCGCCGGTGCGCCACTTGGCCAGGCTGAACAACGACGTCGGGTCCGCGTTCGGGCCGCGGAGAGCGTAGACCTGTCCGCGGAGGATCCCGCTGGGGCTGATGCGGGTGGCGAGGCGAGTGGCGAGGTCCGCAGACGAACCCTTCAGGCCGGTCCCCAGGACGGTCTCGATCGCGGTGATCTCGTCGCGGCACTGGCCGAGCAATTCCATCGCTCGGTTGAGCTTCGTCTTCCCGTCGATGACGGGCTCACGAATCCAGAACTCTCCAGAGAAGTCAGCGACCATCAGTACCCTGTGCTGTTGTTGCTCGCGCGCTCCCACGCGATCCAGTGGATCAGACACCGAGTCGCCGGGTCCGGTGGTGCGTTGGTGGCCGACCCCACGCGGAAGTCGAACGACGTCGTCGTGCCGGAGTTGTGGACGTAGCTCACCAGAATTGGCGTGTCCAGCGCCTCACGGTCGTTCTCAGTGTACTGCAGGTTCACGCTCGCGTGGCACGCGTTCGGCAGTGCCGCGAGCGGCGGGCTAAAAACGATCTGCCCTTCCGCAAACTTCGCATCCGTGTAGGTGGCATCAGATACGAGGAACTCGCTGATGCCGGCGCGAATCCGGAGGCGTAGACCGGATGTCCCGTCGGCCTGGCGGAGGTGGCCGAGCACCGCGCCATCGAGGTCCATGCAGTTGAGCAGCCGCTCCGCGAGCGATCCCGCCTGCCCGTGGATCAGCAGGCCGAGTTCTGCCTCGATGGCTGCGATCTCGTCGGCCGGGTCCGAGAAGAGGGCGCGGGCAAGCACGGTCCCGGTCGTGATCGCGGAGAACGTCTTGATGCTGCCTGGGTAGGAGGCTGCCATCAGGGCCGCTCCCGCGCGAGCTGAACGAGCTGCCGGCTGACCACCGGGGCGAAGTCCGTGGGCGACCCGCCGAGCTGGTACTGGATCTCCCAGCCGCTCGGGGTCCAGTCACATTGACAGCTCACGATCTCCATCATCAGCCCTGCCCCGACGGCCCGCTCGTCCAGTCCCATGGTCCACGCGTCGCCGCCGTTCGCCACGCTTCCGAGGCGCGTGAGGCGACCGCCGAGACCCATGACCTGGACGCGATTGTACTTCGGGTCCGCGTGGCCGTTGGGGAGGGTCTGGACGTTGCGCACGGTGACGCGGAGATGGCGGGACTGGCGACGGTCCAGCGTTCGCTGCAGGAACGCGTACCGCACGGCCTCCAGCCACCCGCGGATCTCCTCGTTAGTGACCTGGTATCGGATGGCATCGTGCGCGGCGAACTCCTCGGTGTCCACGATCCTGCGGCTGATGCGGCTGCCGCTGTTCCGGATGGCGTAGCGGATGGCGTTCGTGCTGACGTCGAGAGCGAGGTTCGTTTCCGGCGCCGGGAACTCGTGCGCGTAGATGTCGAGCCGGGAACTGCCCTGGTCGGTCAGCGTGATCTGGAAGCTCGCGGACCCTTCCCTCCCCTGCCGGATGGCGGGCGGCAGGGCGCCCACCGAGTTGCCTGGAACCAGCTGCCAGGCCGTCACGTCGAACCGATCGTCCTGCCGGAACACCTGGTCGAGCAAGACC